GCGTTTTCTTACTATTAAGATCTTTTAAAGTATTTTTACTTTCATCCAAATGTGCTTCAGCAGAACAAATCTGCTTAATAGTATACTTCAAAAGACTATCAACAGTTTTATCATCAAGTTTACACTTCTTCATAACACGTTCAGCTGTATGCTCATCAAGAGGATTCAAATACGGTTTAATCTTAATGAGCAATTCTACTGTACTAATATGGTCTTGCATTTTCTTTATCTTTTTACTAAGATTATTATTAACTGCCTGTTTATAATATTTATAAGTAGTTTCAATAATCTCAGGAAGACTATAATGTTTAATAATGCTATCATTATGAAAGTACATATCTACATTAGTTTTAACAGTAAGAAGTTTTTCCAAATCATAGTCATCTGTTGTTTTACCTCTAGGCAATTCCACAAAGATATTGGTAGTTTCCTTACTAAAATCTTGAGGAATTGTATCAAAGGGTTCCAACAGTTTTCTTGGATTATTTATTTTAACCATAAGTGGAAATTCAATAATATTAAAGCTTTTCTTGTTATCATTCACTACATATCTTGCAGTAGTATATACTGGCCCAAAACCTTCATTAAACAACTGATCCGGACAAGGAACACTAATGGATTTATACCTAAGATGCACCTTATTCTTAATAGGCTTCTTATCTACAATATCCCTAAGTAATGCAAACATATCAGCAATATCAAACTTTGGCATAGTATACGCCACCCCAAACCCAATAGCTGATACATAATCTTCAGTGTCACTAAAATGACAAAGATTAAGAGGCAGAGGCGTAGGGAGATATTCCGGTTCCATAAAAGATAGATCATTGTTGAAATAAGGCACATCTTCAATATACTTAAAAGCAAGTTTGAGCACTTTTTCATTTAATTTACACTCCGTATATCTCATAGCTGCAGGTTCAATCACATCCATCCCAACATTTGAACCAAAATTACCTACTCCATCCAAAAACCCATCTCTTACAAATCCTGCTACAGCACCAGCAATTGAAGAGTCACCATGAGGATGATATTTGCCCATAGTATCTCCAACCAGAGTTGCTGTTTTAACTGTTCTATTTCTTGCAATATTATATGCCGAATATAGGATTCTTCTATGAATTGCTTTTAAACCGTCTTTTTCACTGCAAACAACTCTTCCACCCAAATTAATAAACTTACCATATTGATAGTAATTATCTCTAACTATTTGTGCTGCTGACTTTTTTTCCATCTTTAATATCCTCCTCATAAAGCTTAATCTTATCTACATTCTCTGTCCACACACCTTTTTCAACTGAGGCATTACTATAGGACATGGCAGTATGCAGCATATTCTGAAGGGTATCATTAATCTTATCATGAAGTAGCGCAGATGCTTTCTTAACAATAGAATTAGGATTCTCAGAATAAAGTCTTCCAGAAACTCCCATATATGCTAGAAGAGCATAAGTCATAGCCAAATCGTCAGTGGCACTTTCAATAGTATTTTTTACATGACTTTTAATTTCACAAATATCTTCGCATTCTTGTTCACTAAAAGGTGTAGGAATGAGAACTTCCAAACTACCATTTCTGGGATACATACCATATTCAAGACGATCCAGAAAATCACAAACCTTCTCAGTATTAATCATATTAGCATCCTCCTAGAAATTAGTCAAGATAAAATCATTCAGAGTATCTTCAACATGGTCAATTTCATTTTCAAATTCATGATCACTAGAATTTGGGTTTTCCATTCCACATACATGATATCCGTAATTCTTAATTGCAATAAGTGTAGCTAACCTCTCTTTATTATCCTCAATAGCTTTCAATGCTATTGAATATCTCAGTTCAAGTTCTTTCAACTGCTCATCACTAATATCTGGAAGTTCAAACCCAACATAATAATTACATGTGTCCATAATCTTATCTTTAATACTCAAATCCTTAAACAGCATACTTAAACCCTCCTGTAAAATAAAAATAGGGGATACTTTTTATAGGTATCCCCGCTATAGCAACACTTAATATTTTTCACTAAAATAGTACAAATCAATAGGGACTTTCTGATAATCTTTAAACTCAGTATTTCTATCCTCTACAGAAATCAAATCCCACGACCACAAACCGACTCTATCAAAGTTAATATCGCCAGAATCATAATCTCCACCACCCTCGCACATAGATGGACCTGCAGTTAATGCTGCCAGAGGATGAATAATCCAGTCATCACCATAGTTTTTACCATAATCAACATACTCTTTAAAATCAAGATACATCTTCTTATCATAATTTACCAAATTGTAATCACCAATATGTTCTTCACCAAACTTAGAACAATAACCACCAACCTCTTCCAAAGTCAGAGATTTCCAATTTGGCTTCTCTAAAAGAGGTATGTACTCTGGCCTTTTTGCTTCACAAATAAACCAAACTGCTTCATTACTGTCATACAACTCATTTCCTGTAGGACCTGTTTTATCTTGTCCCACACGTCTATCTTCACAATAATCTCCTACCCAAGAAAGCCTTGAAGGAGTTTTATATAGATTTTCCATTACTACAGATGTTACTGAATTTCCAATATATGAATGCTCTAGAAACTTCAGACCATTTCCAAACTGATGAGCATTAATTCCATAAAGTTTACCTTCCTGATTCTCCCAAACCGGCATCCAATACTGACCCATAGTTATCACCTTTCTTATTTAATGTTTTCAATTCGAGGATTATTATCTTCCCAATAAATCTGAAGATTCTTATAAACTACTACATTGTTTTCACTAAACAACTGATTAATGTTAAATCCTACTTCAAAAATCCCTGGGAAATATTCCTTATCCATACAATACACGCTATCTGATTCATCATTACCCATCCATACCACATACACTCCTTCATCATCACTCTTCATACTAACAACCATATACCGACCAAATAACTGTACCTTATTACCAAATAGGACTCCAAACCCAGTTCTATCCTTATCAATACTTTCCCAATCATGTACAGCTTTGTGCTTTTTGCAATACTGCTGCACTCCATTAGTTGATTCTTTAAGAGTTTCACAATACTTACACTCTTTAGAATCTTTAGACTTTTTCATTGCAACTTTCTGAATCATAGATTCACTAATCTTATTAAATCTAGTCAAGACTGAGATTAGAAAATCTGGTTTAAAGAGAAGTTTATTCTCTTTCAAGAATTTATCTAGTTTAATTACATCCATTATAATATCTCCTTTCTACATATTTGCTAATTCTTCATTTCCTTCGATTACTTCTGGAAACGGTACTGATGGTGCAAAATCATCATCATTGAGTGCTATAGAATAACCGCAGTTATCATCAACAAGTGAAGTTCTGACATTATGCTTCAACTTCTTACTCAGGTCAATACCTTGCGAATAAAGAAATTCCAGAGCTCTATCAATAAACTCACACAAATTATTAACCTGCTTTAATGTCATATTATCACTTAACTCTGGCATTTTGTCAACAGGTTCTTCAAATTCAAATTGAAGTTCTTTAGCAGAATCTTTTGATTCTTCTGCCAATCTTTTAGCTTTAATTCTGTCATACTCTTTAAACATACTCTCTTGGCTATCATACTTTTTCAATTTTAAAGTCCTTTTTTCTTTTGCTGTCTTAATTACCCCAAGAGTAGGATGATTTTCAAAATCCTTTAGACTATATTTATCATTTAAAAAGTCATAAATTTTAACATATAGAATACCATCCACACAAGATGATGACCCAAGCGTCAAATAGAAAGGCAGTACATATTTATCTTTCACTAAATAATTATTTTTAACATATTCATTTACTGACTCCCAAGCAGATTTTTCGTCTAACTCAGCAGCCTCGTTTCGTGTTACAAATACCATTTTACTAGACCCCATAGAAAAGGTATTCCTATAATCTGATTTGCCCCAATCATATGTGGCAAAATCATCTCCACCAATAATCGCGTTATAATACTCCCTTAGTCTATAATATGAGATCAAATCATTTTTATTATTTACGAAAATTGATTTAAAGAAGCATGCTAAAAATGTACTTGTAAACGGAATAAACTTTACTCCATTCATATCCTGATAGGGGCTATTGTCAATAATTTTGCAAATATTGCATTTGTGCTCAAAATCAAGAATAACAGGCATTGTAATACATCATCCTTTCAAATTTAAATAATTAGGGGGGAAGTATATTTTAAAAAGCTGAGAGCTAGTTTGATTGCTACCCCCTCAGATGGCGCATATGACGAGTTAATGTAACAAGGGTGAGACGAGTCACTTAGCGGGCAACCGAACTTCAAAAAATGCTTAAGATCAACGCCACGCTTTTTGAATTCTTCCCTAAGATATTCTTCCATAATCTCAAAAGCACTTTCGGTGGAAGACAGTTTTTTACATAGTTCAGTCACATTAATGAAACGGTGGTACTTGATAATGGCCAAAACGAGATCAACTTTGTAGAGGGCGTTATGGTCTCGGAAGGCGAGAAGAGCATCAAGATACTCAAAACGCTTATTCTCTGGTAAATTTACAACAACCCGACGTGGGTTTTTTCTTTTTTCCATCGAAATACCTCCGTATATGTTGGCTTGGCGTGGGCTGGGAAGGAGTTTTTAATAACCCTCCTTCCCAGACTTACCATCTACCTTTTAAACCTAATACTTGTATCGCATCTTGATATCTTCAGCATGCTGGTGATTCTGCAAGATATCGTCAAAGTAATGCGCAACCTTATCTTGATAAATACCGCGAATTTGCTGCTCGAAGTTTAGACTGCTAACATAAGTCTCCTTAATGTTAACTAGGTTTCTAACATTAAGGTCAACGCACATCCTGTTGAAAAAGTACCCTGCAGAATCAAGGTGCGCCAACAGTTGCTCTTGAACGTTCATCCCGGCTTTAAACAACTGTACCTCAGGGTATCTCTTATAGAATTCGAGAGTCATCTTCTCCAAGAACTCCCAGCCTTTCCACTTTCCTTTGTCGATAAACGACAAGTAAGCTTCCCTAAGATTCATATTGATTTTTGACAATTCAACGCCATTGGTTCTGTCGCCAGAACGGTCGCTCGCATTCATAGCAACAAAGCGAGAATCAATACCAGCGTGGCCAATTTTCAAAGCAATACCTTCCCGAAGCTTTTTCTTATTTCTGTTAGGAAGACCAGGATAACACCAAAGTTTCTCCATGACCTCTCTCTCAGCAAATACCTTTTCTGAGATAAGCTTATTCTCATAAATGTATGGCCTCGGCATGGAGATTGGCTGTCTCTTTACATTTGTAAACTGATCCCACGCCCATAGGTTGCAGCAATAATCACCCTTAATCTGCGTCTTAGGCGCAAATGCTACGCCATAAGTTCTTCTGACATAAAGAACCATATCCATAAGAAGCTCTTCATTCGCAACGCTGCTGTTGTAGTTGGTGAAAATGATTCCGCTCTTATCATAAGATTTCTGCATAATGTGTTTCCTCCTAAATGGTTTTTGATAGAATTTTGATAGACTGGTACTAGCGCATCTATATTAAAAGACCAGTACTCCGCACACCTCAGAATACTGGCCTTTGTTTTATTTGATGTAATCCTCAATAAGCTTTTGCTTATTTTTCCAAATTGCCTCAATTTCAGATTGATTAGATTCTGTTACCTGAATCAATCTTCTATACTTATTATCAAATGCACATACTGCCAAGTCATTGGCATTTAATTCTCCCAATCCCTTAATTCTAGAAATTGGATTACCTTCAGCCTTATACTTCTCCATATCTTCTCTAGTATAAATTGGTACAAATTTACCCTTTATCCTAGTTGTAAATAATGGAGTGATTCCTACAAATAGTTTACCTTCTTTGATAAGTTTTTCAGCAAACTTTTCAAAGAAAGATACTAATAGCAAACAAACATGATAACCATCAGGATCTGCGTCAGCCATGATAATTACTTTACCATACCTCAATGTTGACAATTCATTATCGTTTGGCTTAATTCCTATTGAGTTGAATATAGCCCCCAAAGTTTTACTATCAACAATTCTGTCAAAGGTACTATTCAATACATTAAGTATTTTTCCCCTAAGTGGAAGAATAGCATGTTTTCTAATATCTCTGCCTTTAACAAGATTGCCACCAGCAGACTGCCCTTCAACAATGTACAATTCTCTTTCTTCAACATTTTTGGAAGAACAATCTCTCAACGATTCTACATTAACTTTTGACCTAGATTTTTTAACATCCAGTTTTTTAGTGTCTTTACTCATTTTAATAGCTTGAGCAAGTTCACATTGACTCTTGACAAATTTAGGATATTTGTCTAAAATCTTATTAACTTTATCTTGGTCAAAAATGTAAGAATACTTGTTCACACCACCACTAAGAGAATACTTTTGTTGACCAGTAAATGCCGGGTCTGATAATCTGGCAATACACAGGATATTAATACCTACTACCATACTATCCTCATCAACATACATATTCTCTTTAGTAGCCTTTTCATACAAGTAAGTATTAAACGCTTTTCTAAAGAATTGAAGATGATTACCCATATCCATAGGTAGAGTGTTAACTACACCTCTAAACACAAATGAAGTAGTATCTTCAACTCTACCAAAGTATAGAGTTACAGAATCTTTTATCTTTTTACCATCTGCTTCTCTAATACCTGTAATAGTTTCAGTAAAGTATTTATTGTCCAACCTATCTGCAAACTTCTCCAGAATATCATTCTTTACCTGAATAACTTGTGGAATTCCATCAACAGGAATAATCTGAACAAAAACATTTGCATTCCTTCCTTGTTCTGCACTGATAAGGATACCTTTAGCTCTTTCAATAACTGTGTCCTTATCAATATCCAAAGAATCAAAATATTTAGCATCTGGTTTAAACTCCAACTTAGTGCTAAACTTTTGTTCTTTATCAATAATTTCAGGAGTAATGTCTTTATCTTCAGATTGTTTAAATGTATACTTTCTATATCTATTCTTTTTCTCTTTTACAATAATCTCAAGATATTCACTTAGTGCATTTACAATTGTAAGACCCTCTCCATGTAAACCAGATTTCTGATTATAAAGGTCGTTATCAAACTTACCACCAGTTCTCAATTCAGTTACAATTTCAATAGGTACATCATGCTCCATACCTTTTTGATGAATTGGAATACCTCTTCCATTATCTGCAACTGAATAGACTTTATCCTTATAGTTAAGTGTAATTACAATTGTATCTGCATATCCACTTAAGAACTCATCAGAAGCATTATCTATGAGCTCTGTTAAAAGATACAGAGGAGTTTCTGTACTTCTAATGTACAGTTCACTTCTCTTCTGGATATGCTCAAATTCTGACATATGTCTAATTGCCATAGCTTATCACCTCAACTCAAACCATATTTCAACAAAAATTGCGATCATAAAAACTGGAATACTCCTCCAGTATAGCTTTTTCCATATTGGATAAAGTTTATAAAATGTTTCTTTATCCCCTCGAATCAATAGCCAAACTACATACAACCCTTCCATCAAACATAGTACTGCAAATACTGAAGTAAAAATCTTACATATAGGATAAATAGAGCTTATCATAGATTATCTTACCTCAACCAGATTTCAGCAATCATAGCTACAATAAAGAATGGGGTAATTCTCCAGTACCACTTATTCCAAACAACTGAATACTTATAAAACTTCTCCTTATCTCCGTTAAACCACCGAACTGAGATTACATATCCAACCCACATAACACACAGTATTGCACAAATTGATGTAAAGATATTAAGTACTCCACAAATAATACTTTTCACAAATAACCCCTCCAATACTTTGATGAATAGGATGTTACCATAAAAATCTTCAACTTGTCAAGATAGTCCTTTTAATTAAAACAAGGCTGAAGATCTAATGGATATTAACATAATATATATACAAAAGTTGACTTAGACTTTGAACAAATAAGGAGAAAACCTTTTGAAAAGAAAGTTGGTGATTAACCATTGCACTACTAAAAAATGTTCAAATTACTACAGATAACTCTTTAAGAGTTGGTAAAAGACTAGTTATATCTGGATTAAATGTGTATGAACTTAAAAAAGATATAAGAATGTTCTTTGGTAGAAATATTCCTAATATTAGTACTTCTGGAGTTTCTATGACTTATCACATCTTTTCTATAGTGGTTAGAAGTGTTTTCTTTGGTGGAGCTAATATTTCTTTTGAAGAGTTCTTTGTAGTTGAAGTTAAAAAAGTTTTTGAGTGGCTATATGAACGCTTCAAAAGAGAGTCTTATAAACAGGTTATAGAATTATTAAATCAGCATCCTAGAATTGTTGCTCTAGAAAAACCTATGGAAGAAGTTCCATCAGAAATTACTTCTAAATTAAATAAGTTAGGTGTTGAACTTAAACCTTACCAAAAAGAATTCTTGTATCATTATTATAATGCAACTCATAAAGTTGGGTTAAATGGATTCTTAATGGCCTTTGAACAAGGCCTGGGCAAAACCTTCACTGCAATAGCAACTGTTTATGCCTTTGACTTATTCCCATGTATTATAACAGCACCTAAGAGTACTTTATTATCTTGGAAGAATTCTATCACAGCTCTTTTACCAAACAAGTTTTTAAAAGAAGATGTACTGAATGTTGTAGACAAATTTTACATTTGTAATTATGAAGCTTTAGATAAAGTTACTAATTACATAACATCTAATCCTAAGAGTATGATAGTTGATGAAATACAGAACTTTAGATATGCTAATACTGCCAGAGTACAGAATGTAAAGGATATTCAGGATAGATATAAGATAAAGAATGTATTAGCTTTATCTGGTACTCCTATCAAAGCTTTGGCATCTGAGTTTGTACCAGTAATGACTATGTTAGATCCTATGTTTGCTGCATCAGATACGGCACAAAGAATATTTAAACATTTGTATAATACAGGTAAATATGATGCTATTGCTTCTGCAGTTTTACAGGAAAGACTTAAGTTATATATGATTAGAAAAGAAGCTTCAAAGGAACTTAATTTACCAGATAAAAAGAAATATGACATTACTTTAAAGATTAATAATATCAAGCCCTTTACATTACCAGTAGCTATGCAGCATATTAAAGATTTCGTTAAAGAAGGATTAGATGCTAGGAACAAATCTGATGTTAGTAGATTATATGAGCAGTTAAGTAGGTTATTATCATTATTCCAAGATTCAATACGAGTACAAGGTATAAGTTATGGTAATGATTACTTAGAAGATTATTATAAGAAAGTTAAAGCATTAGAAAAAATGGATCCTATGGGTAATGATAAGTATAAAGAGTTTATAGCAGAAATTAGAGCTATTGAAAAAGATATAAGAACAACCAATAGTGAGATTGGAAAACAGATTATACAAACCCGAAAAGAGATCACATCTTATAGATTTATATTAATGGGTAAAGCTATTGGCGAATTCTTTGTTAGAAATAAAATTAGATTACTTAACGCAGTAGTAAGTGAAAACTTAAATACTATTAAAAACATTATAGATAATGCTGGTAAGAAAGTATTAATATTTTCTACTTTTAGAGAACCTTTAGCTACTCTACATGATTTATTAAAAAGATTAGATATTGAAAGTATGCTAGTAGAAAGTGCTGCTGACTTTAATGCTAACTTTAATAAATTTAAAGATAATCCTAATATAAGAGTTATGTTAGGAACAATACAAGCATTAGGAACTGGAACAGATGGATTACAGTATTGCTGCGATACTATTATATTTTTAAATAGACCATTTAGAAGTACTGACCTTATGCAAGCTGAATCCAGAATTCATAGACAAGGACAAGACAGTACTTGTCATTATTATTATATTAATGTTGACCCAACTAATCCTAATGTATTATCACATGAAGAACTTATAAACCAGTGGAGTAAAGATATGTTATCTATTGCTGGTTTAGGATAAAAATTTATAAAGGAGTTGAATAACTTATATGGCTGGAATTGCATTTCCTTCTAATTTAATTACAGCTAAAACTAAAATTAATACATCTGTATCTTCTAGTGCTCATAATAATCAGATAGATACTTTAGAAGCCAGAGACCAGTATATTTTAGATTTCTTAAGTAAGTTTGATGCTTTACCTATAGGAAGTATATTACCAACGTCAATACCTTATACTGAGGGTCCTAATGGTAATATGCCCAATGGTTGGATTTGGGCTGATGGTAGATACTTAGATGCCGAGTCATATCCTAAATTATGGGAGCTAATTAAAGATACTGCACTTGATTTAGACCAATATGCTGCTTGGGCAAATGCTCAGGGATTTTCAAGATCTGTACCTAATAACATCGACCCTTGCGGATTTTATGTTATTACTTTAGGAAGTAAAGATGATATCCATGGAGCCAGATTTACCGTCCCAAATTTAAGAGGGATTTATTTAAGGAGTATTGGCAATGCTACTTCTGATGATTCATCATTATTTGGTGCGTATACTCCAGATTCTATAAAAGAGCATACTCATATTATACCAGTGTATCCAGTTAATGGAGCTAATTTAAATAGTGAGGAAAAAGATATTGGCTTAGCTTTAACTGATAAGATTACCTCTGCTTATAATAAGTTAAATGGAACGGATGGTAATCATTCAGAGTTTATTATTAATAAATCTGCTTATACTACTGATCAGGGTAAGGGTAAATTAGAACAGTCTGAAACTAGACCTAGAAGTATTAATTACAGATTTATGCTTAAGGTTGAGTTTACCGACTTTACTCTTGAAGCTAATGTAGAGACAGATGCTACTTCTGTCAATGGATATTTTGGTTCTATTGATTCTCCTCTTAAAAAGGGTAATATTTCAGGTAAATACTTCCCTATCTCTAATCCGGAGACTGGGTTATTAGATAGTTCTTGGTTTGATGTTTCATATTTATCAGAACAAGTTACTACCGATATTTCACCAAATATTGATAATATTATATCTAATAAGGGTGTTTTAAAAGATACTTCACTTCAGAGTATTGCAGTTACTGCTAGAGAAGTACCTACTGTAGATTCAAGAAGTGTTCCTGTATCAGATACTAATGGTAAAATCAGTACAGACTATCTTACCTTAGCAACCAATAGTCAAATTGACTCTATGTTTGAATAAGAAAGGACTTTTTAAATTATGAGCGATAGTATAAACTATATTGGAACTAAATTTATAAAACCTGACTATGATCAGGATTTATATGCAACTGTAGCTAACTGGTGTAACGAGACTCAGAAAGCATACATTATAGAATCTGACGATGGCACTTATTATGAATGCGTTGCAATTCCAGAACCTACTATTGAAGAGTTAAAAAACTATAGATTAGGGGAACTTGAAAATAAATTTAATACTGCCGTTAAGGGCAGTTTTACGACAGAAGAAGGCTATTTAATGCAGTTTGATGAAACCGACTGCAATAAGATGAATGGTTCTATTACATTAAATAAAGCTACAGGGATTACTTCAGACTATTTAGTTCAGGCAAATAATGTTGTTATTGAAAATGTACCCATAGAAACTATGGAAAGTGTTCTTCTTCAGATGCTTAAGCATTATAAATCAATGCATCTTAAGAAGCAGATTTTTAGAGCTCAAATTAATTCAGCTTCAACTAAGGAAGACTTAGATAATATAGAAATAGTTTTCTAAAATATGGGGTTCTCCTTTGCGAGAACTCCTTATTTTTAATATAGAGAAGGAGGTGAGCCTAAAATAGAACTACAAAATTTAGTCATATCTATACTTCAAAACTCCTACCCTAATAAAGCTGAAATGGCTCACTTAGTTGGTACGGAAAGTAATAAAGCTTTAAATGAAGTAGGTAAAATAGATGGCGGTTATTATATAACCAAGAATCTATGGAACAAGTTTTTAACTACTGCTAACATGACTGAAGGCCAAGTTAAACAATTTGGCTCTTTTATGCCGGGTGGTTTTGTTGCATCTAATACTTATTATAATATGCTTTTACTTTATATATTGGTGTTTGTAGCTGATGGTAATGTTGATAAAACTGTTTATGACATTAGCAGATACTATACTGCCATAGTCCTGTCATATATCAAAAAGAAATACTTTCCTATTATGGACAAATCATTAATGGAATATACTTTAATGAATGCTCATGCTGCTACTGTTGCTAAACAAGGATGGGCAGTTTTTGTAATTAAAGTAGCCGATGAAACATTGGAAAAATATCTTAAGAACTTTACAGAAAAAGTTTCACTATATGACTATTATAGGTATATAGTCGATGTTTATAATAAAGTAAATCAGTCAGTTAAACATTTAGCTAGAAGATATTATAAAAATGTTGGTAAAGCAGATACTGATGATATTAGACAAGACTTAGATAAGGCTTTAAATAATATTAATGAAGTCACTATGAACCCAAAATTTATAGAGTATATTGCACAATTATCAGGTGCTTCAGAAATTGATGTTGAAGATATTTGTGTGAAAATTCATGATTATAATGATGTTGATTCAACTATGCAGAATATTATCTTAAGATTTTTAAGACAATATAGAGATAGAGAAGGTATCAATAAAGTTGGCATTACTGTAGCTGCAGGTAGAGGTCTAGTTATGCAACCAATACCTACATTAGCTGCTAAAACATTATTAGATGTTGGCATAGAACCAGATAGAGAGAAAATTAGAGCCGTTCTTTTTATAGCATTACTTTGTATAATGGTTAATTAACAAGACATTATCCACGTTAATGTTTAACTAATCAAACATAAACAAAAAGAAACCCCTAGGTATATCCTAAGGGTTTCTTTGTTTTTAAACCTTCCTAATTGCGAATGAGAAACCTCTACTATCATAATCATATCTATAATCATGTGTATCATCACAATTGAACATCTCAATCAACTTCTCAAAAATATCCTTGATAGGAACTCCGTCATATTTAGCGTTTTCAAATCTACTTGCAGAATCATCTACTACTTTAGCGAAATCATCTCTAAATTTAATTTTTGAATAATATGCAAAATCAGGACTCTCCGAGGTCAAATGAACTAGCAACATCTTTTTAAATACCGGATATAACTTACGTGTAACTTGTTCGTGTTTATCCTCCAATGCAATATATTTGGCAAGATATTCTTTTAACCGGTCTTCAATAGCTTCACTAACTGAATCATTCGATACCGTCTCATGGTCTAGGTTATCCACATCAAAATCTTCATCAGATTCCAAAATAATCTCAATGCCATCAAGACTAATATTATACCAAATGCGCCAACCATCAATATCTACACAGCTAGTCGTCTTTTTAGATTTTAACGAAGCCTCAACACCCTCATACCGCCCAATAATATAAGTTATAAATTTTTCAAATACATCACCGGATAAAAACTTACTCAAAAACTTAAACTCTCTGCAGACATCAAACGGTCCATGAACCAAATCAAACCCACCAAATTCATCAGCTAGTGGCTCCAAAATGTCTTGGCCAATAATAACGGTATACTTATAATTATACTTCTCAATTTTTTCTTTAGTAATCATAATATATTCCTCCCCTTATTGTACTTTATTTTCATTAACATAAGTTGCCAGATAAATAATCAAGTGTGGCATAAACAAACTAACATCAAATGCTTGAACTTTTGCATAATGCACATAGGCATTAAATAGCATATGAAGAGCAAAACACACTAGAAAGGATTCTTTAGTATGATACTTAAAGTGAAGTCTTCCTGTAGACCAGTGCATCATTACAGCCATAAATTTTGCAATAATGAGAGTTACTTTCTGGTCTGTAGTAAGTACCCCCTCACCAATGCACAGAATCATAATAGCAATACTAATCAACTCCAGAACGCCAAACAGGTGTGCTTTAAAGTTTGTTTCAGAATGATTATGCTTAAACCATTCTTCAAGATATGGAAATACTACAATGAACCCAATCAGATATGGAATAATGCTTTTAGTAGAACCTACTACATACAACATTACCCACCAGACAAAACTACTGAAGAGAATAAATACAATCCATTTAAGAACTTCTTTTGTTTTATTCCACATATTCATTATCCTCCTCCTCAATATCAAGAGGACCACGAATCTCAATAGTTACTGTAGCAACTTTTCTCCACTCTTCTTCCGATTTATATCTATAAGGAACCTCTGGATCATTAAGATTGATATTATCATCCTTATCCATCATAATATCTCCGGTGATAGAATCTCCAATAAACAGTACGTCTTCATAATTCATCTTTGAGCAAAACCATTTTTGAAAATCCAGAGTATCCTCATACGCAAGTTTCTGCTCTTCCTCATTCACCATAATTGGAATCATTTTCTCTTTAGCAAAAATGCTCCTAAGGGTAAAATCAAGATCCTTAAAATTAACACAGCCCTCCCTAAGTTTTTTAGCCTCATCCTCAAAAACTACAGTATACTTAAGCTCTCTCATAGTCATATTATTTTTCCTCCTCGGTAATAATAAGCTTCCAAAGGAACCATCCAGAAAACCCAATCATAATGTAATCAACAATACATCTCTGATACATATTTAGTGGTACAATAAATGATACAAGATATCCTACCAATACTACACTAGCTGTCAGAATCATTTAGCCTCACTCCCAAAAGCTATCATTTACACCATATACATCATGGATATTATACTTAAACATCTCATCAACAACTGCTTCATGGACCATCTCCTTTGGAATATCAATATCTTTTTCAAGTTTAATTTCCAAAAGACCTCCAGCTCCATTCCACTTATCAAACAATCCACACACATCATCTTTATCGATATGAATAGTATTAGCATCTTTCATATCAAGATATTCCTTTAGAGTAAGTCTTTTAAGAAATACCAAACTATTCATATGACTAGTACAATTATTTAGCTCATCATAAATTGATTCAAAGAAATCATTATCAAAGATTTCATTATCAAAGACTTCATCAGAAAGAAGATTTTTTTCAAGATCTTCCTTAGTATATCCTTGAGTCTTAGTAAGCCATACTAAACAACACTCATCCTGAATAGGCTCCATTCTATCCCCATTATAATGCGGATAAACTTCATTACAGCCTAAATCAAAATTATAATCACCAGTATCTACAAAAATATCTACACAAAGTTTTTGTTTAAGATAATGGTCATAATCCGGCTTAAACCAGACATTTTCAAAAAATACAGTATCAAACTTTGCTTTATCCTCTTCTTCAAAATCATCATAGTCAAGACCAATTTGAGCTGCAATATCTTTCATATGAGATTTCATTGTTTCAAAGATATCATCCGGATCAAACCAATCAAATAGTTCATCTTTAAACGCTTCCATCCAAGTACTATGCATTTCTTCTTTTTTATCTGAAATCCTTTTTAGCAGATTAATATTTACTTCATCTCTATAATCTGCATACACATCAATTCCTTTTTTAAGGATTTCAAGAAGTTCATTTTCTTTTTCTTCATTAAATTTATTCATCATCATCATCTCCACGGCCATACCAGCTTTCTTTAAACTTGTGAATCTCCGGATTATATTCCACAACCTCAACATCCAATTTAGGAACTACAACATACCACCAATTTTCAGCCCCATCATACTCGTGACGCTCAAGATAATTCCCATCCGTAAACACAATCTTACACATCAAGGAAATCTCATTGAGCCCATACCCAGCATCATACTCAAATCCTTTAATCGCTTTTTTAAATGATTCCCACGTCACATTTGCTAGATTATGGGGCTTAGATCTCACAACCACATACGCAATTTCATTCTCCCCATGATTGGATCCAATAATCTCCTGCATGGTCTCTTCCAGAAAATTAGTTTTCACATTCATCGGTTAGTTTCTCCCTTCAATTTTATTTTCATCACTAAAGTTGATTGTTGCCTTTACAATCGGATTCCCCATACCATCCTTATTAATTACACGCAACATGCATCCGATCAATAGCTCATTTTTACAATTACGATTAATGCTAAAGACTCTAGTTGCATGCTCTGTCTTCATATTTCTTGCGAGTTCCATTAGTTCAAACAATATAGGATACACGATCTGGTCCCCCAATTCTTTACGAAGGAAATCAATTTCTTCAAAATAATTCTCAAACGCAGGGCCATCGGTATTAAGTTCATATTCCAGGTCAGAAATAATCATTTCTACATCCATTGTCGTAACGATTTTTTTACTATACATAATTATTCATCCTCCTTAGATTCAATCATATAACCTTCATCATAACACTCTTCAAACTTCCTATAATTAAAATCAGGAAGTCCTACCACTTCTTGAATCAATTCATCTACATTCCTATAATCAATTTTATCCTTAGTTACTACTGTAAATCCTGACACCACATATCTAAGACCTTCATATCCGATATACATAAGAACAAAAACTTCACTTTCAGGAAGAATCTTTTGAAGTTCTTTATAAAATCTTTCAAGATCAGAATCGTCATATGACCCGTACTCCAATGACCCATAACAAGAGTACTTCCTATAAGTATTACCTTTCTCATCCTTAAACTTTGCTACATTGATTTCTCTTTCATAATTGCCAATACAGAACAAATCTTTTTCCAACTCATCAAGTTTATTCTCATCTGTAACTCTGAAATAATTACTAATGCTGATCTCATCATAATTCATTCCATATACCTCCTAATTATTATATTATGAAAGACCCCTCAGATACTTTACCATTCTCATCTTCCACCATAACAACTTCATAATCTGATATATCTGAAACCATATTTACATCCCTATTAGAGATATCTTCGTATGCTTTATCAAGAGCTTCTTGCTCTGAATTGGCTTCTACATCAACTACACCCCTAGCAATTACTTTATATGTAACCCAATATTTCATAATTTAAAATTCCTCCACATTTGAAATGATTGTTTTAATGGAGTATTTTGCCTTACCCCATTCTTTCTTATGATCTTCAATCCATTTACTAATCTCCAAATCAGACATCTTTGTAGGCAGGGGGCCTGTTCTTAAGAGCTCTTCACAATAAACTTTAAGAGCATCAATTGCCATTTGTTTTGCTTTTGAATCTGAAGTACCATAAGTATAACATCCTGGCAAACCTGGAAAAAGTACTGTAATTCCATCATTATTATAAAGGAACACGCTTTTATATGACACATTATATTTCTTACTCATTAAAAACCCTCCTATTACGGATGTACTCTTCAATATGAACCATTACATCCTTCAAATTATCTACTTTATAGTCACACCCAGAAGAATTTTCTTCAGCAATATACACATGCTGCCCGTCTGGACCATCATAAAACTCAATATTAATGTCGATATTACACTGCATCTTTATTCCCTTCCTCTTTAAATGAAACCAAATTAATTCCATTTTCTTCCAAGAATTTTACAGGAACCACCCCACACACTGCAGTGCAATACCCACCTTGTTCATACGGTACCATAGCCTCCTCATAATATCCAATATCAAAAATAACACAATCTGTTTCGGAATCAATTACTGCATCAATCCAGTCTACATCAGAGTCATATCTATCTGATTCTTTAAATTTCCGATACTCCTCTTCTCCATGTAAAAAGGTAAATCCATCAGCAGGACTCCATTGAAGATATCTCTTTTCTTCAGGAGCCATTTTATCATTACAATAATTAGCACAATCAAATATGTATCCAGACCATAAATCATCTTTTATCTTAATTTCCTTTAAACCAAGATTTTTAAGCATATCTAGAATGTCATCCTGATACATACTATCATCTCCATAGATAAAAAATATAAGGGAGACATCTTATATAGACATCTCCCTTTCTCAATACTTAAATTTTATTATTAAGTTTGTTATACAGCATCTTCATTTCTTCTGCTTCTAGGAGAGCTTTAGTAATCTCATGCCTAGCTTCTCCATATTTATCCGCATCAAGAAGATTCTTTGCCTTCTTAAGATGACTAACTGCTTGTTCCATATGCAACTCCAACACCAGATTATCTCCCATAATACTCTCCATTATAATTATCTCCTTTCTTTATTAAAGTACTTTAAATTGAATTACTGCAATTAGTTTACCATCCTTTACTGACACCTGTTCATTATCTAAAACAATCCTAGCCATATCCTTTTCTTTATTATAATACAAATAATACTTCGGACTACTATCTCCTACTGCTACATCTGTTGTACCAAACCAAGTATTTAGCTCGTCATATACCCGTTGGATAACACTATCATTGGAAACAGTTGATCTAACAACAACTTTTATTCTTTGGTCTACCGCCACATAATCCAGCGTCAATCTAGCTTTATTAACTTTCAAAATCTTCTCAATATGATACTTAATCTCATCATAGTCACAATAAATCTCTCTTGTATCTTTTAGATTATCATAAAGCATTACAAAATCAGCCATAACAATTTCCTCCTCATCTACTAACCCTATAAATCACAATATCCCAATCCCCAAAGTACTTAATAGGATATTTCTCTACCGCTCCACTCAATGTAATCTTCATATCAGGTTTCTCTACGATATATCCAACATGAGAACCCTCATCACAATCAAGGTCAATTGACCTCATAACCTTTAAAGCATAATTCAGTGCCAGAATGCTAAGCTTAGACTGAGCAGAAACTTCAGGGTCATGAATAAAATCAGAAGCTTTATCCAGCACGTAACATTGATCTGGAGTAATTTTCAAATGAATGTTAAGAATAGAGAATTCAGTTTCTCTCTTAAGCAAATCAAACATCATATTAATGGGCATCTCCAGAATTGCAAAGTTCTTCAGTTTATCCTCCGAAATATCTGGATCAATTTCTTTACATGACTCTACAATTTCCTTAAAGGCTTTTTCAAGCTCATCATTGTTTTCAAACAAATCTACCTTAGGCCCAAATGACATAAATGGAGTAGGACAAAATGCTCCATTAGCTTCAGTCAAAAATGCTACCTGAACTGTTTTATCAACAGAAGTATCTTTAGCGTCTTTCACAAGCTGCTCCCAATAAAGGTCTTTCATATTAATTTTCCTCCTTATTGAACTTTCTTTTAAATGCCTCTGGCATCTCCACATTGCGATAATCATAAAAATCTTGGATATTATCTTCGTCTACACCAACAACATCCCCTTCTTCATCAACAAAATAATATGTTGGACAAATACCATAACCAGACCCAGACCATACTACCTTTACAATAGCACCAGGTTTTACTTCCATAACCTGTGCCTCCCAACTACCAATTCTTCCAGCATCTCCATCTGCGCCATTGGCTGTAGCAAGGACCTTTACCTTTGGCTCATCATTTTCATTCAATTTAAACTCATAGATATAACCAGAACCTCTTCGGGTATATCCAGCCTGAGACGTAAGAATCAGATACAACTTACCATTATCACCATTATTAATTCTAAACTTTTTGTTTTGCGTAAGGCCAATACTAAGATTAGCATTCATTCCTTTCTCAAGTTTTTCAAATGTAGGGGGTACAGGCAGAAATACTTCAAATCTGCCTCTACCCCTTTCTCCAAGGGTTACTCCTTTAAGTTTTCCAAAAGTAAATTCTTTTTCATCAACTTTAAGTTCAAGATTAGTATAAATCATTTATTATCCTCCTTATATGGACTAACCTTATATCCCATAATCAGCAGGAAAAACCCAATTACTGCAAAGAACATAAAAGGAATTACCTGCTTAAGAAGTACTCCAAAATACACACAGCTGAACATACTCATCACGCCAAAGCTTCCATAAATAAGTGTAAGATAAAAGTTCATATTATTCGCCCTCCATATCACATACCTGGTAGAAAAATGCTACACTAGAAATAACTGCAATAACCATACAAACTGCAACGCATACCCAGCTTCCGAATACAAACGACACTAGCATACCCACAACGGAAATCGCACTAACTACCCCAAGCACAAGAAGAGACATGATATCTTTAGTCATCTTATTACCCTCCTCAGTCATCAATATAGAACGTTGGTGTATCAGCATCAGTTACCTGATAATCAAAATCCTTATCCAGAATTTCTTTTACCTCACTGATAATACACTGAGCCCTCTCCGCATTATCATTATCATCCTTATCCGCCAAACTCGCCTGAAGCACATACATTTCTTGATACACATATATGAGCTTATTAATAAGATTCAAATCCGCCTTAACCATATCAAACTCCTCCTTACTGTTCCTGCAACTCAACAACCCACTCAACGTATTCGTCAAACGCCTTCAACAGCTTCTTGGCATCAAACTCCTTTCCGTTGATTTCCACTTTATCCGCATGCTCCAGTTCTTTCACGAACTTTTCCCACATGCTACCACCTCCAATAAAATTAGAAGACTTTCAATACAATAACATAATATATATACAAAAGTTGACTTAGAACTTTGAACAAATAAAGAGGTGATTACTATAAGATATAGAGAATTAATCCATTATCTCTTTGATAGAAGTATAAATTTCTTTGATATTCACTTCAATATAGACTTAAACTATATGCACTGTAGATGTACTGACTATATTATAGATAACTTTGGTAATAAGGATATTCAATTATCTAAGGATATTACTAAACATGCTGGTTGTTGGTGTGGTGAAAAACATATTGTATATCTAAGACCTAAAGTATTTAGGTATAGATGTAAAGGTCATACACCTAAAGAAAGAAATAAATATATTGTAAAAATTATTTCTCACGAATTAGGTCATGAACTTTATAATAATCATCACTATAGCTTAAAAGAACTGAATGTTCCAGTTATAAAAACTGACTATGCTAAATCATATAGAAAGTATGATATAGCCTTATATAAAGAAGAATTATATGCTGACAGTATTGGATTATATGTAGCATCTAAATTATACCCAGATACTGAAAACATTCTTTTAGATAAAAATTTATACCGGGAGAGTTACTTTACATTATATGGAAAAAATTACTTACTCACTGACTATTAAGTATAGAGATATTGTCACAGATCTTTATGTATCTTTAACTAAAGACAACCATTTTGCAACTATCAATGACCATCTATATGTAAGGTATTATCCTGACTTAAATATAGTCAAGTTCTTTACTGTTTATATTGATAAAGAAATCTATGAAACTGAAGCTTGTATTAAAGAAGATAACTTATCTAATGATAGTTTTAACTTTTTAACAACTATTGACAATATCTTGTACAACATTAAGAGACTTTAAAAAATAAAAATTATAGAAGGGGTGTTTATTTAATCAATGATTATTTACCGTTCAATTGAAGACACTAATAAGACCATTCGAATTTATGACCTCAAGAAGATGTATCCTAATATTTCATTTCCTAAAGAGGTTACTAATGAGCAGTTAGCATTTCTCAATATTCCATATACTGCTGAAGAGTATGTTCCTCCTACTCCTCCTGAGCCTACCTTAGATGAACTTAAATCTCAGAAAGCTAGAGCTATTCAGGATAGATCTAATATGCTTATGAAGCAGATCAGTGAAGGTTATTCTGATGGCGAGATTAAGACCTTTGAGCAGCAGAACTTAGGTGCGTTGGATATCCTTAATAATAACTTTGATACTGAGAATGCTCAGTTTGTCATTAGCTTACTTAAGGTTAGAATTAATAACTCCAATCCTACTAATGATGATATAATCACTTTTGCAAATAGAATTAGAACCAATTATACTAATGCTTCAGTGTATACTTCATTAGTTGTTGGTATCCAGCAGCACTTAGAATTGTTAGTTAGAGAAGCTTCTACTAAAGAAGAAGTTGATGCTATTGATTCTAACTTTATTCCAGTTATGCCTACTCAAGAAGAAACTCCTACACCTGTAGTTGAGGAAGAAGAAGGAGAACCTGAAGCTGAAACTGACCCAGAAGTAGATCCAGCTGAGTAAAAATTACACTAAACATATATCAAAACTTATCACAATATTGTGATATACATATGAATCAAAACATAAAAAAGAGAACAGCCAATCGGCTGTTCTCTTTTTTTTATTTCAATAGTATATGACACAGACTACGATCCTTATTCTCTCCTTCAACGTTTATAATAATACCGTTATATTCTGAATCAAATAATCTGTCAAAGGGTCTAAATATCAGTTTATCTTTATCAAATAAAACTTTCTTTCCAATTAAATTACCATTTCCATTAACCCATATACAAATTTTTCCTGATATAGCTACTGGAACTTTAGATACTGCCCCTGTAATACCACCCAATATAAAAGATGGATTTAATGAAACGACACCAACATATTCTACTGGCTTTAGTTCAGTATTATTATCAAATGGTCTCACAATTCCATCAATGCAAATTCCTACCGGATCTCCATCGTTATATACGCACTCATGGTCTGCATCAAAAAGTTCAGCAATAGCATTGCTTGAAGTCATAATTATAAACACACCTTTCTTATTTATGAGTTACGGTAACTTGTCCATTAGATCTAGTTATATTATAATTTTCAATAGCATCAAATTGAGAAGCTCTTGAAGACCAATTCGTAACAGTTTTAAATGTGTTTAGTAAAGCTCTAGGAACTAATATTTTACATGTAGTATTAAGATCGCCACAAGAACCATCATTCATTGGAAATTTAAAAGTTGATGAACTAATGATAAGATATTGAAGTTTTGTAGTATTATGAAATAAATCAGACATATCACTATTATTAGTATTAAAATTTGATAAATCAACGACTTTTAAATTGCCACAACCATAAAACATTTTGCTCATTTTTACTCCTTCTACTGGTGTCCATCTAGATAAATCTAAAGAAGTCAATTCCTCGCAATATTCAAACATATTAGTCATATCAGTTACTTTGGATACGTTCCAATTTGAAACATTTATAAATTCTAATGTATCCATTGAATAAAACATATTAGTCATATCAGTTACATTAGAAGTATTCCAATTACTTAACGAATTAAGATTTGAAATAGCTTTACAATGCATAAACATGTATGCCATATTAGTTACATTAGAGGTATTCCAATTTGTTAAATTTAAAGAAGTTAATGATCTACAACCATAAAACATTTGATACATATTAGTTACTTTAGAAGTATTCCATCTTGAAACATCTAATGTAGTTAATTTATCACAATTAGAAAATAAATTACTCATAGTGGTTACATTAGAAGTATTCCAGTTAGAGACATTTAATGTAGTAAATCCTTGTGGCATGGTAAAATATGAACCAAACATATATGTCATATTAGTTACTTTAGAAACATCCCAATTTGAAACATCTACAGTTGAAAGATTTGGATTTCCATGAAACATATATGCCATATTAGTTACTTTAGAAGTATTAAATCTAGAAACATTTAATGTAGTAAAAGATAATCTAGTCCCACTAGACCAACTAGTAATACCAAACATACACGACATATCAGTTACATTAGAAGTGTCCCAATTTGAAACATCTACAGTAGTTAATTTAGTACATCCTGAAAATAAACCTGACATATTGGTTACTTTAGAAGTATTCCATCTTGAAACATCTAATGAAGTAAGTCCTACACTTTTACCAGAAATACCATGTTCTCCTCCAAACATATATGACATATCAGTTACATTAGATACATTCCAATTTCGTACATTTAAAGTTTCAAGTTTTTCACATTTATAAAAAAGATGACTCATATTTGTAACTTTAGAAGTATTCCAATTGGCTACATCTAATGTTGTAAATAAAGGACCACCTTGTCTACTAGCCCAATAATCTTCTCCAGCAAACATATGTGACATATCAGTAACATTAGATACATCCCAATTAGATACATTTAATGTTTTAAGTTTTTGACACATATAGAACATTTTACTCATATTAGTAACATTACTAGTATCCCAATTAGAAGCATCTAAAGTAGTTAAATTAGAACAATTCTGAAACATCTCTGTCATATTGATGCCCCTGGCGTATTTAAGATAATTTACACCATCTTGTGTTAAATTAGTCCCAGTTTCATAATTATTTGTATCAAATTTATCCTTGTTATACTTTCCCCATCTCGACAGATCTTTTAAATTGCTATCTGCAATAGCATAAGTTGTTCCAGTACTTTTCTTTTTATATCTTAACTCCGTAGCAAATGGATCTGTAGTAGGAACTAAATCAAAATAATATGTGCGACTACCTTTTTTTACACAGCCATACCCTTTCTTATTACTATCAGTTCTACAATCATTCATAGTATCATATAATGTTAACTGTTGATTTTTAAACTTAAATTTCATTAGGCTTCCACCCAGAATTCGTCTCCATTAGGAAATACTAAATGGCCATCACTACTAAAAACTGAAGAACCAGATACAGACAACGTTCCATTATTAATTGCAAGCCCTGAACCAACTTTAATGCCACCTAAAGTCGTTGCAGATGCTGTAGGTAACGAATATGCATTAGCTCCAGCAGCAATTCCATCTAACTTTGATTTATCTGAAGTAGACATTAACCCAGCCGCAGATGCTGTAGCATTACCATAAGTAGTATCTTTAGCACTTAAAATACCGTTATCATCTATACTTAAATTAGATCCTACTTTAATACCACCTAATTTAGATGAACTTGCTATTGGCAAGGTATATGCATTTGCTCCCGACGCAATACTATCTAACTTAACTTTATCTTCTGGAGTCATTAATCCTGACGCTGTAGCAGTAACATCCGCATAAGCCTGAGCATCAGCAGATAAAACTCCATCAGCATCAATACTTAAATTAGTTCCTACCTTAATACCACCAAGAACATTTGTAGTTGCCTTAGGCAATGTATAGGTAAAATTATTAGCATTTTCAGAAATGGTATCAAGTTTTGCTTTATCAGCTGCTGACATAAGACCTGATATAACAGAAGTTGCATTACTATAAACAGTATCTTTAGCAGATAATACCCCATCATTATCTATGCTTAAGTTCGTTCCTACTTTAATACCACCTAAAGTAGAACTATTAGCTGCTGTAAGAGTATATGTATATGCATTAGCATTAGCCTCAATAGTATCTAATTTAGCCTTATCTTCGGCAGACATAAGACCCGCTTTAGATGAAGTAGCATCAGTATATGTAGTATCTTTAGTAACAAGAGTATCCTGTGAGCCATCACCTTTTGTAACTGTAATACTTTGCCCATCTATACTTAATTCCTTAATATACCCATCACCAATCCTATCAATTTTAGATGCTAAGTTTGCTGTAAGAGCATTAGCCATATCAGCATTATTATTTAAAGCATCAGCTAATTCTTTTAAAGTATCTAATTGTTCTGGAGCACCATTTACTAAATTATCAATAGCTGTCTGTACAAATTCCGTAGTAGCAATTTGCTTATTATTTGTTCCTGCTTCAGCAGTTGGTGCTTTAGGGACACCAGTTAATATCGGAGATTCTTTAGCAGCATAGTCAATAAATGAAACATCCGTAGAAGTAATTACACCATCTTTAATATAAACTGGAACTGTTTCTGATCCAACAGTGGCATTAGACGCTGTAATAACACCATTTTCATTTGTATACACAGGTGTAACATCAGACCCAATTGAAACTGGAACATTAGCTTTAACATATGCGGTTGTTGCAACTTTATCAGAATTATCTGTACTTTCTGGAGTTGGTGCTGTCGGAGTACCTGTAAAATGAGGAGAAACTAACTTAGCATAAACACTATCATAAGGAGTTCCACGTTCATCTAAAGTTAAGACATTTATACCATTTATATTAAATTTATATTCCTTACTTCTTGAAATATCAAAAACGGTATTTCCAAGTCTATCTGTACTAATTGTAAGATCTCCAGCCGTTAATCCAGCTGAAGTTACTGTTCCAGGAAAACTCGTATTTCCATCGGAATCAAGAAGTGCGGCCCTTCTAACTAAAGTATTAAACTTATTACCACTATACTGTGATACATAAATCGCTTCAGAAGTGGGACTATTAGCATCATCACCTGTGGCAATTTCTAAGAAACCTCTATCACTCGCAACTGATCCGGCACCCATTCTCCACATATCACTAAACGCCATAAGACCTGTTACTTGATTATAAATAACTTCCCCTCTTGGGTTTTCAGATGTGGACGCAGTAGAGTAAGGTCCTTCATTTCCATAAGCTAAAGTAACCGGACCATTTATTCTAAGCCCACTATGAAATTCTGTACCATCTTCAACATTTTTTATAAATACCAGTTTACTCTGGTCAGCAAGCTTAGTTTCAATATCTATGTCTTCAAAATTATGAACTTCAGCATCTCCGGAAACATCCCCAACCAAATGAACTCTGTATGCTCTGGTATAAACATAAGACTGCTCTTTTTCTAAATCATAACCAGTTCTAAAGCCATATTCATAACTGTTGTCAAAGTATGATGTAATATCTGTATTAATATTCTGATAAGTTACGTAATCTTCAGGTTTCTTAAAACCAAATAAATCTGCATTAGCTGCTGAAGCTGCTTTTCCAACTGTAAGTTCTTCTGCTTTAACCCACTTTGGCCTTTCACCAGGTTCTGTAGCAACTATTATTGAAGGATACTCTAAACACTTCTGAATTGAAATCCCTTCTGGTTCTACAACTACTCCAGTAGGTAATGAACCAGAGATTTCAGCAAAAGAATACTTAAGTTCATTAGCTAATTTTTTAGGGTCTATAGTTATATTTAACTGTGTTGATCCTAATGCTACTTCAGTTTTATCTAAATTAACAAAACTATTGTTAAACTTTAATCCAACATATGCACCGGGTCCATTTGCATCAACTTGAATAGGAGTATTATCTGATTTCTTAGCAATTATTCTAGTAAAAGCTCTAGGCTCTATATAGTACTTCTTATCAATATCTCCATAGGATTCATTAGGTAAATCATAAATAGCGCCATATAATCCTTTTTGTTTTGCTTCCAAATATGCTCTCTTTTCAGAAGGAATATGTATAACCCATTCACTTTTAGCATTTGGAGTAAGCTCTTCATTTTCAACATAGCCAATGTTTTCACTATTATAAAAAATGTCAAATCTTCTTACATAAGAATGATGAGGAACTATATAGTGATTGTACTCTTCTCCAACAGTAATTTCTAATTGTCTTAAGTATTCAACTACTGTATCTTTATTATCAAAAATATAGGCCATATCTTATTCAGTTCCCTTCTTTAAAAAGATATTCTAATCCCTTCTAGATCTTCTTCATTAGAAGCATTATTAATCTGAATCTGATACTGCTTCATTTGCATATACACTCCAAACTGTTTATCCAGCATAGCCAGATATACTTTATTAACTGTATCTTTATCTAAATTCATATAAACATTATCATCAACATCAACTAAGACTCCATTATCAACAGATGCATCAGTCATCTTATCAAGCATAGCCCTAACCATCAAAAGATCTTTTTCTGCAAATAACATTCTGATAGTTGTTGTATCATTTAACTGAACTGAAACTGATCCACTAACTGCTGTATTATATGCAGTTTGAAGCTCTAAAAGTTTCTTTTTCTTTTTATCTTCAAATGATTCTTCTGGTTCCACTTCTTCCTTAACAACAACTCCTCTTGCCATTAACATGTCATCTGTTATTGTTTTTGGAAATGAAACATTCTTAAATACTTTCCTGAACTGATCAGGATCTGTATATGTTACTTCATTATAAACATAAATTTTTATTCTTGTCAAGCCTCCTTTTTATTACTATAGTGAAATTTGTACTAGTGCTACACTAACTGTCGGAGAGTATGCTACTGTTTTATCTAGTATAGGTATTGACCTAATAGCTATAATTAATTATGTTATGCCGTCCAATCAATACAACAATCTTTAGCCAAATTATTGATTCTATTATACCAGCCTCTTCTAAACTTAGCTTGAGATGGTTTATTAGCAATAATATCATCATAGTATGCTTTTCTCTTAATAAGAATCATTCTAGCTAAATATGGAGTTTCTTCCAAAGCATCTAATCTATCTACCGCTTCTTTAGAAAGTTTACCAAATTTACCATCAACTACTATACTAATATCATTAGATATTCCAGCCGAATTAATAGCTCTTTGGATAATTCTTGATCCTCCAATTATACCATGATTAACTACTGTATCAAATATCATATGATCTATTGGAGTAGGCATATCATCACAAAACATCTTATCCCAGTAATACTTCTTATATATCTTTTCAGCATCACATTTCTTTAAAGTCCTTACTGTAACTGATGAATCAACTACACCTTCTCTTATAGCTTTATTTAATGTACTCTTTGTAATACCAAGATTGGTTTCTCCACCCATATCTAATGGGTCATTAACATAGCCACCTTCATATCTTAAAACTGAATTAAATGATTTCTGCCAATTTTCTAACATGTTTGAGTATCACCTTCTTTAAATATTTTTAGTCTAACCAGATAGCATAAATATTTGCATAACCTATTTGGGTGTCACAGTAACCTGACCATTTGATCTAGTTATTGTATAGTTTTCTATTGCATCAAACTGTGAGGCTCTTGAAGACCAGTTAGTGGCAGTTTTAAATGTATCAAGTAATGCTGATGGAACTAAAATCTTACAAGTAGTGTTAAGGTTTCCACAACTAGAATCAATCATCCGAAATTTAAAAGTAGGAGATCCAATAATTAAATATTCTAATGAACTACACTCTTCGAACATATCCATCATATGATTAACCTTACCAGTATCCCAATTAGATACATCTAATGAAGTTAATGAATTACAATCATAAAACATATTCTCCATATCAGTTACGTTACTAGTATCCCAATTAGAAACATCTAATGTAGTTAATGAACTACAATTATCAAACATATAGCTCATATACATAACATTACTAGTATCCCAATTAGATACGTCTAATAAAGTTAATGAACGACACCCAGAAAACACATAGTCCATACTAGTAACATTACTAGTATCCCAATTAGATACATCTAATGAAGTTAATGAACTACAATTATAAAACATGTTACCCATACCGGTCCCTCTAACGGAATTTAAATAATCAATTCCTGTTTGGTCTAATTCAGTCATGGTACTATATGTTTTAGTATAAGTGTTATAAGCCCAATTAGAAAGATCTACTAGAGGTTTTTCTTTCTCATCAAAGTTCTTCATCAATAATTTTTTATTAAACATCCTCCTCCAACCACCTCCAAATAAAAACTTAATCTAAAATATATTCAGTTATCTTCCAGATATTATCTTTAACTCTATCAAACTTAAATTTTCCACCTTCTTTATGTTCACCACTATAACTTTCATATTCTCCCGATAATAACTTATTCAATATTTCAATACCATACACATCTATAATCAAAGTTCTATATTGAGCTAATGATAAATCTATTGTAACTGTTTTTTCATTGGAAGTAACTCCTATAGGTCTATTATTATAACCAATAGGAGTACTCTCCATTCGTTTTATTTCATTCTCTAAATCAAATGCTCTTACAAAATGAACTATATATAATCACGCTTTCTATAATAATTTAATACCAATTCATTCACATTTTATCTATATAATATATCCTTATATTTACTTATTAATTAGTACTTTAAATAGCTCTTCTTTAAAGCTATCAAAATCTTTAATCAATTTAGATCTTAAATTAGGATTATAACTCTTTTCCCAATCTATACGATTCAACATCATAAAGTAATGAGCTTCTATTAAATTAAGCATATCCATCAAGTCATCGGTATCATATTTTTCATTGGATCTATTCATAGTCTCATTATGAATGGCTCCAACTGAACAAGCTAAAGTTGCACCAGTAATTACAGGTATAGACATAGTTTTAAGATACCTTCTTTCCGTATTGATTATCTGAAATCAAATATACTCCCAATACTTCATCCCAATGTTTTTCTTGGTTTGGTTTGAATCTACCAAATTTGAATATAATATTATCATATTTCTTAAATTTGTCAAGAATATGATTATTAATGAGTTCTTCTTCAGTATAACCTGTATATATAACAAAATCATCTTTACAATCTTTAGATCTAAAATATGATATAAGCTCAATAACTTCTTCCACTTGTAATATAGGTTCTAATCCACCTATAACTATAGCTGAAGTAATTGGATTATTGATGTATCTGTTATAAAGTTGTTCTGAAGTAAGCTCATGCTGTTTTGAATTGTAGAGAGAATGGTTCTGACAGATTGACCTGTCAAAACCACCCTCATCACAGCACTTAAAATCACAATAACATGTGCCTATAAAAAGTGATGGCTTCTTATAGTTCACAAAGTCTTCATCTTTAAGATTAGTTAATCTCAAAAGGTTTCTCCCATATCATTAATTTTAAACCAATCTCTCAAAGCAAATTCAGCCTTTCTTTCTTTAGAGTATGATTTCTCTGGTGTTAAAAAGCCAACTATTCTCTGCCATGTGGTTTCTGTAGGATCTCCACAGATTGGACACCTGGACCCATAATATGCATGGTTATTTTTACAGGTGCTAATCCTTACACATAAAGCAAAGTACTTTACGCCACTATCAGCAATATAGTTAATCAATCTCCATGCAGTATCAAAATCATGTATAGGTGCATCAACGTTTGCGTGCAGTATTGAACCGCCTGAACAGGCAGCATCTAATACCGCAGACACTCTGACTTTTTCTTGTAAAGTAGTCTTAACACCTAATGGTATAAATTGATTTCCATACAGTGGTAACTCATAAGCTTCATCTGGGAAGAATATCTGATCTTTCTGCATAAGAACAGCCGCAGCTCTTTCTCCAGGAATCTGTTCAATATTAATCATATAATCCTTATCTTTAGCAAATTCAGTCTTAACATCAATCATCTTCTGCATAAAATCTTTGGCAAACTGAAGTCCTTCATCAGTATAGAAGGTATTACCAAATTCATCTTTATAGGTAAAACCAAACTTCTGAATTGCCTCATATATGCCAATAATACCAATAGTATTATACTGAGATTCCAAATGAAGTGCTCCACAAGAATAATTTGGAAGTAATCCTTTTTCAATATTTCTCTTTATAATGTGTCTAATTACATCCAATGTCTGTAAGCACAAAATAGTTTTTTCTTCTAATAATTTCATATACTCTTCTTTAGTATTGGTTTCATATGCAATTCTAGCAAGATTAATTGTATTAACCTTAATAGATCCTACTTCTAATGCTGTGCCCCCAATGCTGTTAAAGAAGGGAGTATTAATGTCAGAGACCAGTCTACAGCAGTTACTGAGACTTGTCACATCCTCAGAAATATAGAAATTGCTGTCATTCCAACGCATATTATGCTGCACAGCAAACCTTGCAAATTCTTCATCTATAAACTTACCATCAACTCTAAGCAATGAAAAGGTTAATACTGGGAATGTCATCATATTAGTTTCTCTAATCTTTGACACAACTTTCATAAACGCCTTTTCATAATTAATAAACTCTTCCTCAAAATCAATCATATAACTTCCATCAGGGAAGGTTTTATCTCCAAAAAGTGCTTCAAAATATTCTCTATCAAAAATAGTAAAATTTGTAAATGAACTTTGGTTCACTCTCAGGTACGGTTGGTTCAGTTTAAAAATTATGCGTTGGAACTCATTGTCTCTATAATATTCTTGACTTTTGGGGTAATACCCATTCTCACAATCTTTCTTCCAAAAATAAAATGAGTAAATTAAGAAATTGGGGAGTCCACAAGCTCCTGAACTTTTTAGCTTAAAAAACTAAAAGACTATATCTTCAACCTAATATTTAGGCCCTTGCACTTCAAACTTTAACTTTATGAAAGTTAGTTTTACTTCCTTTTAAAGGAATAGTCGTTGATCTTGTTTAATTATTATTAAACGTAGATGCTGATTAGGTTAATTAACCTTTCCAGCAGTTCACAATTGAATTACAATATAGATTACTCTATAAAGTCGCAGTTTTATCCACGATTGCTCATATAGGACACGAATTCTCCAACAAAGTCTGTAAAGGTAGTTAAATGCTGTGGTGGTTGATGGTTAAAGTTGTCCTTAATAAAATACAACCCCTTCTCAGCCAGATCTTTTAAATCATAAGCAAAGCAGTAAGGCAAAAAGCTAGTACTGTAGGCATCATGATTATAAAAGTGCCCATCCCACTCATTCTTTAACCAGTCTCTAGCTACTTCAACACCATACTTCTTCTTTAACTCATAGAATATTTTATTAAATGATTCAAGCTTAAGTTCTGGTTTTCTCATTTCTACCATTAATGAGCAGATATCTTTAGTACTTGCATTAGCATTACCATCTATAGATGCATCTGCTGTGGAGGTATTCTTATCAACAAAGTTATCTATAAATTCTGTATTATTTAATTGGCTATTACTCAAACCATTGAGTATAGTTAATTTATTACCGTATTCTTTCTTTAATCCTTTAAGACATTCAACAAAGTCTTCATCTAACTTAATACTAATATCTAAGTATCCAGCCATACTACTGATTATCCTCCCAATTATTCACATACTTGACTGCTTTACCATAGGTCAGTATAGTTCCATCATCCAATTCAAGAACAGGTACTGATCTGAATCCTTTAGATTTCATCAGCTCTTTATCTTCACACACTTCATACTTAATTTCTTTTTCATTAAGTTTTGACTCAAGGATTTTACATTTTGAACATCCAGTCGTATATAACAGCATATTATATCATTACCTCCATTTATATTTGAGTAAAGAAAAACTCCTCACTCTGGAGATATTATACCAGAAGAGGAGTCTCTTTAAAAGATTTATTTAATTATTTTATAGGAAAATCTTTAAGAAGTTTATCAACAAAGGTTTCCTGTTTAATTTTTGGCTTATTGATTTCAGCCAACTCCTCTTCAGTAAGAACAACAACTGGGATATCATCAATATCTTTATTGAATGCGTTAATTTTATCAATAAAAGACTGGGTAACCCCTTCAATTTCCAGTTTAGTTCTTGATGGAATGAACATTTTATTAGAGATATTGTAATGAAGAGTTCCATCAAAGCTTTTAGACTCTGCCGTGATTTCAATAGTTTTACCAAAAACATTTTCATCACAGTTTTCTCTCCATCTTTTTACTGCTGAAAGAAGGTTAATAACCACATCATAGTCATTAATTTTAGGAGTGATTATAATGCATTTCCTTCTATTAACCATCTCTTTTAGTTCTTTATCCATATCTGGAACTTTAATATTTGATTCAAAAGTTTTAGGATGAAAATAAGTTTTAGGGCTATATTTAGGATTACAATTCCTACAAATACCCATAATTACATCATCACTAAGATGCATAGATTCTTCATAAGATTTACCAGATAAAGTAATGCTTATGACCACATTAAAATCATTAAACAAAATTAATCCAACTCACTTTCTTCAATGATTTCTTTATTATAGATTGTCGCAACATACTGCTCAACTTGGCATCCCTTAGAATTTGCTCTATCTTTAGCCATAACTACTAGATCTGCATCAGCCATAAGATTGAGAGTAAGTCCAAGATATTTAATATCATTAGTATCATTACCACCTAAGATAATAGAGTTAATGATAGTAGCATCTGGATATTTAGTATGAAGTTTGGATACAATATTTTTCCTAGTTGCAAAGATTTCTGAATTTGATTTACCTGTAATAGGCTGAGAAATAAAGATTTTCATATTAATGCAAACCTTCTTTCTTTAAAGATTATCCAAATTCAATTCATCTGTAGGTTCTGAACCAAGAGAATCAAGTTTACTAAGAAGATCCTGATCTTCATCAGACAAATCAGATTCAACTTCTTTAACTTTCTTGATCTGAAGATTTTTATCCCACGGATTATTTGTTTGAATTTCTGATTTACAGATGTTATACTGCTCTTCAAACTTTTCCCTAAAGGTTTCGTCAGTATCATAAAGTTTTTTAATGTCTCTTCTACTGAATTTAAAATCTTTATAATTTTTCAAAGCATTCTTAGGTCCAGAAGTAATAAAACATTTAGCTTCCCTAATAAGATTCTCTTTAGTCCAAAAATCTGAAAATCCTGTTGCATAATCGAGAACTACTTGGATAGGAATTTTAGGGGCAAAGTTCTTATTTTTAAGAAATGTCATCTCTGTTTTAAACCCTCTAATACCCATCATATCATAATCCAATTCACCCTTATTCCTAGTTCGGCACATATTAAAGGGATAATACTGCATTACAGAACCACCAGTAATCTTCTGATTAGATCCAAAATTCATATCAAACCTTACTTCATAAGGATTCTGACTAATCTTATCTCTTAATTGAGAAATAATAACCAAAGTGATGTTTGTTTTAGCAATATATGGGATTAACTGATTCATAATAAATCCCAAAGTTCTTGAATGCTCTCCCATTACTTTAGAAGACTCAGCTGCTTCAAGGCTTTTTTGTGTAGGTGTCACTGATTCAGAATCCCACACTACAATATATGGAACATCTTTAACCTTATGCTCTATTTTAAACTTAGCCAATCCTCTAACAATTGAAGCTATTCTTTCCATTGTTAATTCAGAATTGCTAAAAAGTTTAGTTCTTTTAGGATCACAACCCAATTCAATAAGTCTCTTCATACTAATTGCTTGCTCAACATCAATAAATACTCCAATTGAACGAGGGTCATAATGCTGAAAGCCTACAATATACTGAATCGCACACGAGCTCTTTGCGGACCCAGCGGCACCAGTCATTGAGCACAGTTTACCTACTGGAACTCCGCCGCCAAGGACTTCATCAAGAAGGTCTATTCCAGTAGGAACACACCTAATTTCATCACTACCAGTCAGATCTTCCAAACCACTAATTTTACTTAATGCATCGTCCAATCCAGCAATAAGATCATCAGCAACCTGTTCTACTTCAGTACCATCTGCTTTTTTTCTTGGCATAGCTCTACTTATCCCCCTTCAAAGTTTTTTCAAAAATATCCATAAGTCCCCTTGCTACAGCAACTGATATAGCAATCCAAAGAAGTTTATCTGAAATAATAAATGGCAATGGCATAACTAATGATAGCAATTTCATAGCAAATACTACAGGATATCCTGCAAATAATATAAGCAACACTATTCCCCAGGTTGTTAAGGTAATACTATTTGCTACAAAAATTTCCTGATACATTGTATAGTACATAAAAATAAATAATCCTAATGTTAAACAAGTTGTTATACCATATACAATTGATAATGCTTTTTCCTCTTTATTCATAGGGTCATTACCACTGCCTTTCTATTTTAGATTTTGTTAACAGCATGTAAATATTGATAAATACTGGCCTCGCCACTCAGAATCGAACTGAGATCATGGGTTTAGAAGACCCGGATTCTTTCCATTGAACTATGGCGAGGCATTTAAAATGTATACTGGTTGTTAACTGATGGCAGTTGTCTACCAAAGAATAGCATGCTATTAACTCCCCACCCAGTAATCCTCAGACTAAAGGGCCAATTTATTTAACAGGGCAGTTAACAACTCAGTAAAAATATTTTACTCTTCTTCAGAACTTTTGTCAAGATCCTTTTGCTTAGATTTTTCAAAAAGAACAAGAAGTTTATCAACTGAATCAGCAGTAATTGAATTAGGATCAGTTGTATTATCAGGATTCTCAAACTTATTAACTAAGTCATATCTCTTTTCTAAGGATCTTGTAATAGAATCTTCAGCATCTAACTTAGTTTTAAGTAATTGACTAAATGTTTGAATTATAATACTAATATCAGCAGTTCTTGGTAAATTTTGGCTACCTCTTACTGCATGCATAATTTTAGCTTCAAGTTCATCTATAACTTTAGTTGCCTGAGAACTAATCCCCTCATACTTCTCTTTTCTTTTTGCTAAATCTTCAAGGATCAACTCTAGCTCTTTATACTTATCTACCATAAAGAGGATCCTCCTGCAGTTCTAAAATAATCTCTAAAGCTTTATTAAGAGGATACACATATACTCTATTTCCATCAATATCTTCTGTAACTATCCTAGTACAATCAATTAAATCGCATTCATAAAAATTTGTCAACACCAAAATTTCAGAATAAGGTTTTGAAAGTATTACTCCTGAGAATCTTGGTTCTTGTTTCATTTTTATTTTATACTTTTCAACAGCTTCTTTATTCTGCTTTAGAAATTTACTTAATTGTTTATTTAATTTAGGGAATATTGATTTCAAATCCCAATCATATCCAAACTTACATTCAAATATAAATGGATACTTAATAGGGTCTGTAAAAAATAAATCACCAAATTCAAATTCTCCATTTCCAGAATTAGGAGACCTAACACACTCATTTTCTCTTAGATTAAGAGTATTCCTTAAATGCGTAGCAATTTTATCTTCAAAGTATTTACCTTTAGCTTTTTGTTTACTAGTCATATTTTAATCCACATAAATAAGTGCATTAGGAGGTAACTGCTCAAGTCTCTGGATAACTTTATCTTTTAGCTCATTACCTGTATTAGCTATGTCTCCACTAACTGGTATTTCTCCAAAAGGTGTGGTCAATGAAGAATATTTTAGTCTAATATTACCAATTATAGTCATAATATCAGCTAAACATAAGAATAAAAATTCTGATTCATACTGATATGGAATATAGTAAAGTGATTCTGGCTGAGCTCTATAGTACATAATCTTTAACTTATCAGGCCGCATGCTCATGTTGATTCTTAATCTATTTGGGGGAAAGAATCTCCATGAAAGACCTGCTTTAGAGAAATGCTCTACTGTCTTTTCTCTCTCAACTGACTGAGCATAATTAGCTAAAGAATCATATGACGCTATAGGAGCTTGATATTCCCAGCCATTAATAAATGCATTATTCCAAGGCATTGGAATATCTACTATATCCATAATTTGAGCACCTTCAGGCTCATGCAGTAAAAACATATTCTCATCATCAGTCTTATTATCAGAATCATTACAATCTAAAGTCATTTCCTGATAATCCGGAACATACTTGCTGAACTCCATTATAGAGAAGTTTCTAATATATTCCCACATATCTTCATCAGACTTTTCAATGGTAACATTTGGAAATCCTAATCTTTGTTTAACAAAAAAGATTACTTTCTGTTTAGATAACAATTTAAATATCACCTTCTTTAGTATAACTACCAAAGTTTTAGTTTTTCTCTTAATAATTTAATAGTATCAAAAGTTTGTTCTAATGTCAAGTGATTTTCTTCTTTTTTAATTAACTTTTCTATAGTAGGTAACGATAGATTTTGAATCAATTCATTAAAAGACATTAATCTATAGTTTCTATAGACTATATCTTTTTTCTCTTCAATAGCTTTAGCGATCTTAGATTCCTTTATATCAGCATTATTACAACAGTTAGTAGCTTCTTCCAATATTTGTTCTATAGATGCGTTATTCAATGTATTATAACAGTACTCTATAAACTGAGTAGCCTTTACTGGACCTACTTTACCAATACCATCAATACCATCACCTTTATCACCCATAATAGATTTAATATAAATATAAGAATCTACTGGAAGAGTAGTAGGCTTATCCAAGATATTTGACCAATTACTGTAATCTAAGAATTCTCTTTCATGATTACTTTTCTTCATAAATTGAACTGTATTCTTAAATCTAAGAGTCTGAACATAATCTCTATCAGAACTATAAATAATATTCAAATACTTTTCATCAGTAAAGTACTTTTCAATATAGTATTCTGGAACAAAATCAGATTCACAGAAAGAAAGGTATACTCCTTTAGTATGATAAAATTTATTACAAGCTTTCATAATCGTTTCTATATTAGACAGCATTACTTTATGAAAATCATCTGAATCACATAAATCCGAATGAGTTCGTTTTTTAGTAATGCTTCTATTACTTTTATAATCTTTATAGATAGCTTTATGATATTGATATTCTCCTACATCAGCATAAGTTATAATTCTAATATTAACATTATTTTTAATAGCGTAATCATAGTGAAACATTAAAAAGTCTAACCAGGATAAAAATATCATACTATTGGGCTTACCAGTCTTATTGGAAATCTCTAATAAATTCTCTACAACATTTTTAACATAAAGTATACCTAAAGCATTCTTTAAGTCTAAAAATATATTTAAACAATTAGCCTTAGGATGCGATTCCCTAAGGCTGTCAAGTTCTTCAAAAGTTGGATAATAACTTATGATATTCATCTACATCATCTTTCAATGGTACAATTTTTTCATAAAGACCTACAAACTTAGGATAATCTTTAAAGGTAATATTGAGATGCATATGACCGAAGAACCAAATCTTAAACTTAATCATATCATATACTTTATTTAAAGTCCTAGCAGTAGGATCATTTAATTTACCTTTAATATAATCATCCTCAAGCATGTAAGAAGGAGTACTTGGTTCACTAAAATATTGATACTTTAAACACTTTTCTGTAATGAACTCGGGTGGAGTGTGTGTAAGAACATAATCTACTTTATACTGGTTATTAACTAGTTCCATTTCTAGTTTGTTCCAGTCTTTAAAAGTAGGATTTTCATCTCTCCAGTAATCTACACCTTCAGTTCTATGGTTTCTATCTTGACTTAATGCTCCACCCATACACATAAACTTCTTATCTTCAATAGTATAAATATGACCACGTTTTAGATAGAATACATTATCTGAAACTTCTCCTACCTGATTACCAAACTTATACTTAATAGGAAGGTTTTCAAGCCTATCAATATTATCGTGATTCCCATCAATAAAAAGAAAAGTACATCTGAAATCATTCAGAGTATCAAATATCTCTTTTTCATATTGAATTCTTACCTCTTTAAACTGCCGTGACTCATTAAAGAAGATTCCACCAAAATCACCTAGAATAATAACAATATCACCATAACTATAATCTAGGAATTTAAACCTAGACATTTCTCCATGAGTATCACCAGTAAGGTAAATCATTTGAATATCCCCTGTCTATTTTGTTTATAGCTAACTTTACATCCAGATAGCTCAGTTTGAATATCCACATAACAAGCTGTTTTTGATCTCTTATAAGCAGTAATCACACATTCATCACCTACACTCATTTTAAAACACTCCATATTAATATCTGTTTTAAAATTATCAACATTAGTTTCAAAGCCAGAAATAAGTTTAACTGTAGATACTTTTGACTTACTACTAATGTTTATCTTACCTTCACCATTAGTTATATCAATATTAACTGTTTCAGCACCAAGGATTCTTACAAAATTATTGAGTTTCTTTATAAGAGTTTTATCCAAATTTACTGTAAAAATCTTATCATTTTGATTTAAATCAATCTTAAGACTTTCATCATACTTAGTAGTGAAATTAGTAAAATCTGGAATAGCTAATTCTATATCACTAATAGTATCTGTAATAATATAGGAATTCTTATCTTTAAGTGTATCAATAATATACTTTTCTGAAGTGGTATCCATTAATGATTTAAGGAGAGGATATTTCGTAGGTATATTGATGATACCAAGATTAAGATCAGAATGTATAGGAGTAAAATCTATATTGATATTATAAGTATTATCACCAGATCTTTGGCTCATTTCAGAATGCCTCATATCCATATCCGTAGTAATATAGCTTATCTTATTAATAATAGCACAAAGATCTGTGTATTTATCTTTGGTTAGCTCGACCATAAGAGATTTCTCCCTTCACTTCTTTTTCTCCAAAGTCTTTACCTAAAGTATTCCTATAGATAACTGTACTGTTCCATAGAGACTTAGGCAAACATTTCAAATAATCTATGTCTTTCTTATCATTATCAGCTAATACAATTATATTTGGATTAAAACTAATTGCTACTGAAGATGCTATTTCATATGCTTTACCTATATGTGCATTAAGAGCCGCTGTATAAATAGCATCCTTGGGAAACATATTAAGATTATAATATGTATTAAGTATGTCAAAGATACCTTCAGCAATAACTATAGTTCGATGCTTAAAGTATTCTGAAAAAATTCTTTTATTGTTCAGTATATAAACGTCAGATCCCTCTGATAACTGAATTGTATCATATCTTCCAAAATACTTCAAGTCATCTTCATTATACAATCTTACAACAACTTTCTTTTTAAAGTAGGTTAAAAAGTTCACAGAATGTTTGGGTATAACTCTATCTGAAGTATATTTAGAACTACCAGTCCAGATATTATTAAGTTCATCATTATTAATAATATTAGCTTCATCTGGATCAATTGTAACTTTACCTAATCTGCTCTCCAAATAATTTTCAGTATCTTCATCCAAAGTATACTTAATTATATTGGACACAGGAGTATTACTATACTTATTACCAGATATCTTAGTTTTAGGTAATACAATATTATCTAAATTAAACAGATTAATAAGCTTACTGAAATGACCAGATTCACCACATTTTGCACATCTAAATACTGGCTTATCTGTAGCTACGTACAGATGACCTTTATTAGTATTACTAGAATCTCCACAAAAAGGGCATCTATAGATTTTATGCCCAGAAGTAGTTGTAATATACTTAAGGTGCTTACCTAATTCTCTGAAGAAATCCTCAAACATATCTTAACCCCCAATTCTCTTGTATACAAGCATCATATCTCCTAGCATCGCAATAAAATGTAATCTTGGGTCTATAACCATATTAAATTGGTTAAAATAGTGATTCATTATTGGAATCATAGCAATAGGTAAATCAACATTATCCATAAAGTATCTTGTAAGTTCTATATAATTTACCACATTAGAACCAATACTATTTCTGATCTGATAAATTATAGTAGATGCTTTATCATAATCTTTATCATGAATTATCGCATCAATAAACTGATTAAATAAAGATTTAACAATACTCTCTACAGATTCTGTATAATTATAACTAAACTTATTATCAATTGTATTACTTTCTAAACTATTAATAATAGCCCTTAGATCTGGATACTTATCATTAACTAAACTATATACATCCTTTTCTTCATATTCTACCATCTCATTCTGTAGTATACTAAAAGCTTTATCGTATGCTTTTTCTTTAGGCATACCATAGAACTTGTACAAATCACATCTGCTTTTAATAAAATCAGGAATACCTTGTTCATAGTTTGCTGTAAAGATAAACCTAGAGCTTAAATTAACATTAATCTCTGGGTTCTCAATAGGATTTCTTAAAGTCTTCCACGCATCAGATGTAAGATTATCTGCTTCATCCATTATAACTAATTTAATATTAGATTTGAATGGAGGTGTCTTAATGAAATCAATTACCACATCTCTAATAGTATCAATTCCTCTGTCTCCAGAGGCATTCATAAACAATACATCTGAATCGTCTTTAATAAGAGTATCCCTAATAACTAATGCTAAAGATGTTTTGCCTGTACCAGGTTTTCCTACAAAAATAGAATGATTAATAGATTTATTATTGAGCTGATTAATAAGTTTGGTTTTAATATCATCTTCAAGAGCTACATCATAAATTGTCTTAGGTCTGTACTTATCTACCCACATGACAAAACCTCCCTAGATATTGTTCTCTCTAGGGAGGAGTATATCATACTTGAGCGGGTTCTTCAAGAGGTCTCTCCAAATAATCTTTATCGCTTTCTTCCCAATCATAAACCACCATATTATCATCATAAGATTTCTGACCTAAGAAATCATCAACGGTATCACTTAAAAGTTCGTACATATTGTCTAAGTCTATAACTGATTTCATTTCAGTATATTTTTGGTCCATATAAACATCCAGTTTATCAAGAACATCGTCATACTCTTCTATAGGATAGCTACAAACATATTTTTGCCAATCATGCCTCTGCACTTCTACTCCCTTAAGATATAACACAAATCTAACTGCTTGGAATAATCTTTCTTGAGCTAATTCTATAGGATAATCATTATTAACTTTAATATGATACCCTATACCTGTAGTATAATTATACAACTGCATTAAATTAAACTTATTGGGATAATATGCATCTACAGGGTCTTTCATATAATAATAGCACTTACAATCTGAATCCAAGAATCTCTCCCACATTTGATCTGGTTGAGTTGTTCTATTGATAAGCTCTCTAACTGCATTTTCAATACTTTCATAATCAAAGCTATAGTCACTTGAAGAAACAAACCATCTACCTAAGAAATAGTTATAAGCTCCAGAAAACTCATCACCAGCTTTAAACTTCTTCCTAAATTGCACTGTAAAATTAGGTACATACCTATCATCATAATAAGTTGCTACAGGCTCTTCATCCCATCTATAAATACCATCAGCACCTTTAATCTGACCGAAAACATCAATTGTATCTGTAACAGTTTCTCCAGTTACTGTATCTTTAACAGTTACAGTAACCCTAATTAATCCTACTGAAGAAAATGCTAAACAAAGAATATGCTTTCTACCGTAAGCTGAATATGGAATAGGTTCTGATAATAAATTATTATTTATCTCCCATTCATACTCTAAATCTTTTTCATTTAACACCCTTTCAGTATCTGTTACAGTAGCTTTTACTGGAACATAAAAAGGTACTTCTGTTGCTATAACAGCATCATCAGGATACCATAATTTTACTTGCATAATGCTATAATCCCACCTACTGCTAAAGCTCCTGAAAGCCATTTATAAGTGGTAGCATTTCTCTTGAGTTTATAGTTCTCCTTCTGATAAAAATTAATTTGATCTTCATAATTCTTAATTAAAGCAGTAGTTTCCAATTTATACTGTTCATGAGTCTCATAAAGTCTATTATACGTAATCTTAAGATTATCGTGTTCAGTACTTAACTTTTCATAAGCTTCTTTATAAGCATCTCTTTCAATAGTTAATGACTTAACCTGCGCCTGTAATTTCTTAGCACCATTAGCTATAGCAGTCATCTTCTTATCAGTTACATACCACCCTGAATCAAAATCATAAGACTTATTAGCTGCTATAACTTTAGCACTGGTTACTTGTAATACTTCAATACCTGCATTACTTGCCTGTGGTGAGGTCAGACAAACCATCAAGCACACTAATGATGTCACTAGATGTCTTAACTTCATCAATTACTACCTCCTTTGCTTCCTTAAGTTTAGTTTCTAAATTAGTATTAATCTTATCAACTCTATTAGCTATTTCTAAAAACTCCATTTTATTCTGTTTAACTTCTCTATCTAAATCCTTCATTCTATTTTTAATCATAAGATTCTCAGTTTTCAATGTCTTAATTTCAGCATCAGTTCTATATAACCTATATGCTGTACTAAATGAAAGAATAAATAAAATAAGTAAAACTATAATAAGAGTCTTACTAGTAGAATTAGCTTCTTTTAAATCATTACCAATATTAATAGCAACTTCTTTAGCTTTTTCCTTAAGCTCTTCTTTGTTAATAATAGACATTCTTTATCTCACTCCCATTCTGAAGTGTCTACACGTTTAATTTCTGGTTCAACCGTTTTATCTAACCTATACAATCCACCATGTACTTTCCACTCATCTTTACTTCTGGCATTCTCAAAGGTAATAGCACTTTTTCTTTTTACATCTGATTCAATATATTCTGGTATATTTAATACTGACTCCAAATCTTTCCAATTTCCCTCGCATACTTCTATTGGGATATCCAATATCTGGTTATGATAATTTTCATGTGAAGATATGCATAATGGTACAAAACCTACTAGATTCATAAAATGTAACTTCATCACATTTTTTGCTAAATCAAATATAGTATACAATTGATCCTGCATATTATACATACTTATATCAACCAATTGAAATAAGGTATACGGGTGATGATGTATTTCTAAAGAACACATCCCAGGAAGATTCCCAGTATGATAACATTGTAAATCTATAGATAAAGTGCTCTTCAAGAAATTTAGCCATTTCTTATATTCTGCAGAAGATCTTACAGTCTTTTCAACATTTCTTATAAACTTAGTTTTAGCTTTCTCATCATCTTCAAAGATATCTTGATCTACAAAACAGAAATATTCTTTACCATAATTAGCACTCTCTAATGATACTAATCTATCCTCAATACCTGCAAAAGGCATTATATATAGAACTCCTTTCAGGTAAAATAAAAGAGGCAAAGGATATAATACCTTTACCTCTAATTAAACAATTATTAACCTCTCGAACTACCAAGTGTCATTCCTAAAGGAGTCACACCTTGTTCAGGGTCTGTAGTTTCACCTTCATCAGTAGTTGGTTCAGTAGGGCTGCTACTTTCAGAAGCTCTCTTCTTGATTGTATCAGTAAGAAGAGTAAGGTAGTTCTCCTGTTTCTCAATAAAGTCTTTAATATCTCTTTTAATATTAGTACCATCAGAATCAGAAATCTTTTCAAGAATATCTCTCTGATGTGCAATTTCATTCTGAACATTAAAGTGAAGATCGGTAAGTTCAGCAATAGTATAACTATCTAACTTCTTCATCATCTCTTCCTTAAGTGTAGCTCTTAAGGTCTGTTCAGTTTTAATAGTCTCCATAAGTCTTTCAATAGACTTTCTAGTTGACTCAACATAGCCATTATAAATAGCATTCTTAGTAACATCAAGTTCAAACATAGAATACTCTTCAGTTGGCTCCGATAAACACATCATATGGTCATAGGCTTTAGTAAGCTCAACTAAGAAAACTTCTAACTCAACATCACTATAATCTTTCATATCTAAATCTAATTTTAACATATTATTCCTCCTTTCGGACAATTTTAAATTTAAGTAATGCAAAATCATTACATTGGATTACCTGATTACACAAAATCTGCTTATCTTTATTAGTAAGTTCTATTTGAACTCTAAACAAATATGCCGCGATTTCTGTAATCTCACCTTTAACTATAACTACAATTTCATTATACTGATTATCTTCTCTTAATGCTTCAAAGATATCTTTAAAGAAAATACCAACATGATTCTTCTTTTCAATAACAGCATCATCTATATGCTTATATTTAACTGTAGATAAATTATAATTCATACAAGTATTCTTTTCATCATACTCACTTTTAACAATACTTCTGTCTGTAATACCTAATGCCTTATTAACTAATCCTACCTCATCACCGTATACTTCATAATCATTATAAACATTATAAAGACCACCATTCAGTAATAGTTTAAAAGCTGCTGCGTAATCAGTTACATCCAGCATATTACTAACTGGAAGCCATATCACATTATCATCAAATGAAAACTTCCAAGCAGTCATATCATTTTCAGTTCTAATTGGATATAAATCTTCTAATTGAACTGGATCTAACACTGTAAAATATTTACTTAAATCTTTAAAAGTTAATCCAAACATAGACTAACCCCTTTCTTCTTATTATATTAACTACTTAAACATCTACAAAAAGTTGCATACTCACAAAACTTACAATCTTTTGAACAATACTCACTATCAAAAGAAGGTACTCTATATTGATCTAAGCAATCTTTAAGTTCTCTCAATTGCTTGTTCAATCTATTACCAACCTTATTCATTATATCTTCATTAACTTCAACATTAAATACTTTAACGCTAACTTTACCTCTAGAAACATATATAATCTGAATATACTGTATATTTCTATGATGTATTTTATTCAATAAGTATGCATAAATAACTGCTTGTTGTAAATGCTCTGGTTTTAATTCAGTGTCATCATCTATCTTTTCCACAGTTTTATACTCATGCAATATCTTACCATAGCAAATAGCATCACATCTCATATTCAATTCAAAACCAATAATATATGACTTAAATGAAACTTCAACTTCTTCTGGTTGTATAGCATCCACTAATGCTTGATGTACTGAATTGCCTATACCAAAAATTATATTTGAATATGGATAATTAGGAGTATCAGATGGACTAATACCCCTTAACCTAAAATATAGCTTCTTTATACAACCAGTAAGGTCATAAGCACTTATACTCTTTTTAGTCCAAGTACTTTTATCTATTTCAGATCTCAAATAACTATTATGAAGTCGTTTTGTTATTTCATCTGCTTCAAATAGGGTTTTCTTATCAGAAACTTCATCCAATACATAATTTACCTGTTTTGGTTTTACAAATTCACAAAATGCTTTTTCCAAATACATCTTATATTAAACACCGCCAATCTCATATATAAACCTAACTCCATTATCTCTATAGAGTTTATAATAGGTATCCAATACTTTAATCTCTTTATCAGTATTCTTCAGTATTCCCTTTAATCTACCATTAATCATAATATCGTAGACTATAAACATCCATTTAGATACTTCTTCTTCACTATTAAGACTCTTTCTAAGTATCTTCTCAATCTTTGGACTTAAGGTACTACTATTACTATACTGATAAATGCATTTTAAGACATCCATCATAACTAGTTTAAATACTTTAGTCAATTTAGTAATGTTATAAATAGAATCATACTTAAACTGAAATGCTTTGTTAATATCATCTTCATGCAAATAGTACTCTTCGCTAAAGTAATTAATCATTGACCATATAGGATCATAAAGCAAATCATAGATACTTCCATAGTAGTAATTCTTTACACTATCTACAATCAGATTTAGTTCAGATACTTCTTTCAAATTCTCTAAAGAGATATTTTCATCCCATAATTTGTTCCAAATTTTCAGATGTTCCTCTATGTAATTTGAGTATCTAACTATATCTCCATAACCATAGGCATCTCCATTATTACTAATTAAAGTAACCAGTGTATGACTCAAATTAAAATTCTTTTTACAATAGCTAATTATATGCTGTTCATAGTTTTCTTTTTTATCCTGCTTTACTTTATAAATGTTATTTATCTGTTCTTGCTTATATAGTCTATCATAATTAAGCCTATGATCTGAATAAAGGTACTTAATCATATCCACCAACTCAGTATCAAAGAACTTAATTAAGCTATCTGGAGTAAACTCATCATTAAAAGTATTTAGTCTGAGATAACTTGTGAGTAATTGAAGCATGGCATACCTACCTTAATATCATTCTTAACTACAGAACCCAAAGGAAGTACTTCATTATAAGGGCAATAATCACAAGAAGCCCTCTTATATGAAATAAGCTCAACAAGAGCATCTTTATAGGTTTCGTAATCCCAACTACCAGCATACTTAACCATGCTATCAAAGTCAAAGATACCCTTAAGCATAATATCTTTCAGATGAAGTCTGTTTACAAGATTAATAAGAATTGCTCTTGCTAGTTCATACATAGGCTTATTAACAACTTCCATCATATACCCAGTAGTATTACTCAGCTTTACATCTTTAATATACTTGTTTTCTCCATACCACAGTACAAAATAAATATCAGTAAGTGCTGAAACTAAGCAAGATGCTTTCTTATTAAGTGTATCCTGATCAAAATCATCCAATATTGAAAAATCGAAATAAGCAAAGTTAAAATATACTTCATCTGAATTATCTTTTTCATAAGTATGATTCAAAGTAAGGTACTTATCAATAGTCCTAATTCCTCCAATACCTAGCTTATTCTTATTACCCAGAAGTATATTAGTAAGAATATTCATATAAGTATTTCCATACTCTTTTAGTTCAACATTATTAGCAAATAGATCTTGTCCTTCTACTGAACTCAACTGTAATGCTTTATAAGCAATAGTAATAATATCATTAAAATCTTCATTAGGATGATTCTCATTATACTCATATACCGATGCAAACAAAGATGCAGAATAAATCAAAGATGTTGCTGGTGTACAAAGTGCTTCTTTATTAACCAACAGAGTAGGAATTGCTTTAGGATCCAGAATTCCCTTCTTAGCAATATTATACACTATTGATTTATTTTTAAGTCTTCTATCAACTTTACCAGTTTTAGCCAATACATTAAGTAGATCAAATTTAGTATCTGCATTGATATACGTTTCTTTATAGTTTCTTATAACAGCATTATGAAATTTACTAACTTCCATCAATGGCTCTACCACTTCCATATCCTCCTTTGCTAAAATTTTCTTTATGTCTACGCTATCAAAACTATCCTTCTTACCTACTTTAACCCCAGTAGTACTTTCAACTACTTCTACAATCTTATCATCAATCTCACTAGTATTATCTACTTCAATACTATCAATATCAACCACATCTGTTTTCTTAATTTCTTTTTTAACTTTTTTAACAATATTGTTGTTATTTACTTCTTTCTTTAAATTACTAAAATCAATCTCTGGAACTACACACATGGTATCATCAGGATGATACTCTATATCTGATTTAATACTCGGTTTTTCTAAATATCTTAAAATTGATTCAAGTAACAGATTATTCTTACTAATCTTATCAATAGTGTCTTCAATAACTTTGTATTGATTCTTAGACCTAAACATAAAACTATATACTGAGGCATTTGATGCAAAATTAGAAAAAAATAGAATCAATGACTTAATCTCTGCTTTAGTTAAATCAATACTAATACTATTCTTATCCTTAATAAAGTTAAACTGATATAATGGTATCCTTCTTTCATCTGTAACTGGTTTAATCTTCAATGTAATCTTATCAGTTAAAACCTTTTTAAAAATAACCTTATCTACGTACTTTGTAGTTACATACCAGCCATCACTTATATCAGTTTTATTGAAATACTCCTTAATAGTACCCTCTTCTGTGTATACTGACATTATACTTGAAAACATAAGGGCATTACTGGGATTTAAAGACATCGAATAATTCTTATTATCTGAAATAGATACCATAGGATACACATCTTCAAGATAATGTGTAGTATCATTATACTTAGCATATATTCCTATCTGTATGTTTAATCTGGATGTAACTCCACTAAAATTTAATGTAAGTTTTCCTTCTTCAATGTCATGCCATTCAAACATTTTTATCCCTCCTTTAAGTGGGAGTATACCAGACAAAAAGAAAAGTGTCAAGACTGAACTAAAAGAAACCTACACCCTGATGAATTTACAAGGTATAGGCATTTAAGCCTTACATTTTACTCGTCCTCAAGCTCGTACCACGGGAGCCCCTCAAACACATTCTCAGGATACGGACCGCATACCTGAAAAATCTTCACCTGAGAGCCGTCAAGCACTTTACAAGTACGATCCCAATCCGGATTCCCCACAAACATCAGGTAGGAAACTCGCTGAGCAGCCTCAAGGGGTGAAGTCGCGAGAACGGTGAACCGACGCAGCTCACCGTTCTTGTAATACACTACTGCCATTTTCTTCATACCAATGCCTCCCTTTAGGACTGTTTAATTCCAGCCATCCAGCCAATGCCACCGCTTACCGCTATCAAGCTGAATAGTGTCGATAGCAACCTCAACACCATTCAGCTTGAGCTCATCAAGCAACAGGGAAAAATCACGTTCGGTGTTTTCCCTTCCATCGAACTCAATGAGAAAGGCCTTATACAACCCATTCGGATTGTACACCTTCAAAACGGTGTTACCACTTTCGAAATTGTGACTAACTGTAAACCGAAATCCAGCAATCGCCACTTCGTTGGTTCCCTCAAAAGAGAGAACCTTCTCAAAACGACGAATACCATTTGCAAATACCACTTTCACGCTTTTAATCATGTATATTACCTCCTACTTATTCAAAAAATCCTTCAAGGTGATTGGCTCATCACCCGAAGCCCTCCGAATCCTCTCCGCTTCCCACTCTTTCAGGTACTTTTCCCCCTCCTCAGGAAGAAGTACTCCTCCCTCCGCCCACTGAAGCATAGCTCGAACAGGCATGCCATGCCCCCGGTCAAAATCGTTAAGCACAACGAGGCCCAAATTACCATTCTGAAACTCGTAGTACCCTTCGATTTTAAACAACTGCTGCATCATCTGAAGCAGCTCATGACCCTTGAACTCTTCACCGTCAAGAATAATGCTATCGGAAGCAAGGAACATTTTTTTCAAAAATTTTTTAAGTTTTGTCATATCCATTATATCTACTCCCTTGTATGAAAGAATATTTATAAAATCATCCTACAATAGTAGGTTATTTTAATAACCCTGTCTTTAATAAAAGACAAAGGACTCTTATATAATATATATGCAAATTTCATCTCAAGTTATCCACATACTTATCCACATATCCACAACCGCCTCAAACAGTTTTTATATTTAACTATCTATAATTTAAACTTATTTAATGTATACTAATATCTTTAAACTAGTTTTAATCTAAAAATTACAGATGCATACAATTCAGTCAAAAGTTATCCACAATGTAAACTATAACGCTGCATTCACAGAATATTCAGGCAATATTACGCTACCTCAGTATTCTCAATGGCTTAAGCCATGTTTTATAGTATATGATATAAAATATTATATTTTATGACCCATGCAACCTAAAAATAGGTTATCCACAGAGTTATCCACAGAGTTATCCACCGTTTATGTTTAGTAACAAAAACGCAACCATCGTAGCACATAACTTTCAAAAGAGAGTTATCCACCGTTTTACCATTTCCCTACTACTATAAAAAAATATATAATAATAGAGAGTAAGGAGTCGTCTTTTCAAGACGACGACTCCTTACTCTCTTACTGAAAGTTAAACTATTATTTTTTTTTTTTCAAGTTAAAACCTAATAAATAATTACCAAGGACTTAAATTTTACCCTCTTGACAAAATGAAAGAGTTATGTAAAATGATTACTGAAAGCTAAATTTTTATTAAGCAAAACAAAATTAAATTCTGATAAAAGAACAAGCTTCAGCAAAGACTTTTAAAATCAAATATAAAATTTTATTCAAAAGGTCAAAAATCTGATTTGGGGGTAAACCCACTGAATTGACCCAGCTGAAAAAATTTAATTCTTATAATTTTCTTCGAAAAATTAATTTTATACTTGACAAAATATTTTAGTTATGCTTTAATATAACCAGAAACTAAGATTTTAAAAATAAGGAGTGTGTATTTACACATGCAAGAATACAAGCTTTTATTCGGTTATGCCCAAGGGACAGATGAGCATTTAGGCACGGTCATAGATGAAACTTCAGAATTTTATATTATGAAAAAGCTGAAGACATTTATGAAACAGCCTACACCTCAAGGGTTAGCAGCTGCAATTGTCCCGTTTATGTTAAGCAGCGCATTGAGTAGTACAGATGCACCAGTTAAAATTTATAAAAATCAAATTGGCTGGTCTATAGATGAAAAAGATATTGATCAGGGTATCTTAAATGAGTATATCCAAGCTACCACAGGTTTAACAGTAGCTACATCCTCCGCAGCTACCAAATCTGGGTTATTAGTTGCGCATTAAATGAATATTGAAAGCCTTCCTGCTTATAATAATATAAACTTATTTGATACAGATTTAAGTCAGCTTAATATAAAGGACCCTGATACTTTATACTGTAGGATAAAATCAAATTTACAGTCATTAATTGATTTATACAGTGTATATGACCCATATAATCCAGATATAAATAAGTTAAGTAATCTTTTAGATAAGATTTATGAATTACATGAAAACTGTAATTTAGATGTTATGGAGGATTACAGTGATGGATACTAAAAGATCCAGTTTTTTATTAGTACATTTATTCAATACAGATCTTAGTTCTAATAAATCTACTTTTAAAACTTTATTTAGTTCAATAGTTAATACTGGTAATAACGTTAATCTGGTTGTTAATAGCTTAAACAAATTAGGTAATGATATTATCAAGATTAAAGGTGATATGTATAATCTTATTAACAGATCATCGAATAACAGTTTCTTTAGGAATACCGTTTTAATTGGAGCTAATAATACTAACGAATCCAATTTAGTTAATAAAGATAATATTTTATATCTATTAGTAAGTGGCATTCCTAAACAAAAAATTGCCTCTGATCGATTTGAAGAAGTTGATATAAAGTCTTTAGATCAATTAGATATGTACATTCAGGCTCATAGAAATTCTGATCAATTTAAAGAAGTTGATATAAAAACTTTATTAGATCAATTGGATATGTACATTCAAGCTCATAGAAATAATATTTTAATGGGCTTAGAAGAAGTACTGAAGAATACTACTGGTAACTTTTCAATAGTTTTATATGAAGCACCTGCCAATAACATTTATCTATTTAACAGTAATAGAACTAGTTATGTTCATATAGATGACCAATCTATATTCATTAGTTCCGATAATATACCATCTACAGAGTATCAATTAAATAGCTCTTCTAATATTGAAAACAGGACAGTTTATACTATTAAGATCGATGGTAGATTTGCTTTTAAACAAATCTATATTGATGATCCAATTAGTATTAATAATAAGTATGTTTTAACTTGTAATTATGATGGCAGTATAGAATCTTTTATTTTACCATATTTAGTTAATGAACTTTATCATCCGATCAAGATTAATATCAATGACTATAATTGTATAGGTGAAGATGAATTTACATTATTAACGGAATCATTCAATATAGATACTTTTAATATTGTAAATGCACCATTATTAAAAGAGCACTTATTAAACCCTCTTTTTCATCAGTTTAAAGTAAACTATATTGACTATACTAACGATTTAGATGAGATTGATTTATATACTCATTTAACCAGATTTAATAAAGGTTCTACCTATACCCCAGTATTTAAGAATCTTCAATCTGAAGAGATATTGCTATTAGGGTTATATTTGAATATACCCTTTATGAAGTTTAAATCTAAATGTGAGCACTTTCATAGAGATACGTTTGGCAATTATACTCTTTGTGGTGAATGTGATGAATGTAAAGAGCTGTATACTAGATTTGCTAAGTTAGGTTTCACATTAGAGAATATGCCTATTAGATTTAATAATCAAACTGAATTAGATAAGCTTAAAGTAAAAGGTATCAAAAATAATGCCTTATTAGATAATGAAAAATATTTAGCTCTTAGGAGTAAGTTAGTTGAGGTTTTCCCATATGACAATCGTTAAAAACTTTATTGGTATGCATATCTATAAGGTAATCTTTGGACTATTTTCAGTATTTTTTATAGTACTGTTATCTCCAATTTTAGCTTTAGCAATAGCATATGTTTTATTTGGTGATTCTAGATATCTTGAATATATCAATCCAAATACTAATGGTTTATTTGAAGAAGAAGAAGGTGATCAAGATTAGTAGCATTATATTTGAAGCATTACTTTTTACTAGTGCAACTCTTATGGGAATCTTATTCTTTAAAATGGGTAGATCACTTATTCTAAAGAAAAGAGATTATATGGATCAAATTCAGATGTATTTGATAACACTTTTACTTTTAGCTATATCTGGGTTTGATCTGAATCCTATTAATTATGATGTGTACATGTATTTAAGTATTTGTCTATTAGGATCTTCACCTTATTATTTAGATATTGCAAAGGAGACTTAGACTATGTTTAAAAAAGTTGTATCATATATCCCTGAATTCTTTATCTTCACTCCAGCAGTTCTTTTTGTTTTAGCGTTTATTACCAATAATGCATTTATCACTAATCTCTTCTATGATATTTATTGGTGGTGTGTGTTTGGAGTGGTTCTTGCTACTAATGATCTTCTTATCAATAAATTGAAAAATTTCTTGTGATAGGTACTTGACAAAAAATTTTACTTGTGTATAATCATATTTAGAAAGAGGACAGTCCTTTCGATCTTTCATAGCCCTCCTTCATAAATATAGGAAGAAGATCTTTACCTCTTTCTACTTCTTCCTTTTTTAATATTTAGAGGTGATTATGATGTCTCCTGAATTAAAGAATAAGGTTAAACTTATTAGAATTATTGAGGATAAGATCTTTAGATGGGAAGACGATATTGGATACACTTCTACCAATAAAGAATGTGCTATTGATATTGCAAAAAAGATCTTGGAAAAGTTTGAAATTAACCCATTGACAAAATAATTTGCTTATGCTAAAGTACTAATTGCAATGAATCTTACTTAGGAGGATATGGTTATGGATAATGGTTTTAAGAAGTTGTTTAGGAAAATTGAAATCAATAGTAAGAGGCCTACAGTAATTCAAGTTTATCCTAAGATGAGAACCTTTAAAGACTTTGAAAAAGAAGTACTTGACAAGAAATAAATCTTGTGTATAATCATTATTAGAATGTGACTGGTGGGAGAAGTATAATATTTAAAAATGTAATCTCCTAAAATGGGGAGGTCTTGGTTACATTCTACTCCCCCTAATATAGAGGGTTATCCAAATTGGTTAAGGAACCTGTCTTGAAAACAGGCATACCTGAAAAGGTATTGGGAGTTCGAGTCTCCTGCCCTCTGTCCTAAACTTACTAAAGTAGTATTAGTAAGAGTTTATAGACTTAGTATTTATTATGAGGAGGAATTTAAACATGTTGAATTATGCGTTTACTTGGCTTACCGCTGCTAAGAATACTGTAGCTGCTAATCCTATTACTTCCAGTGCAGTTCTTGTAGCTTTGCTTGTTATTATTGCTGGTGTTGTAGTTTATTTTAAGAGAGTTAAGTAAAAACTATTATTTGGAGGTTGAAGCAATGACTACTGAGAAGATGACTATTCATAAGGCGCTTTGTGAGGTCAAACTTGCAGATAAGAAAATTATGCAGTACACTAGTTTTAGCAATAGGTATGTGGCTGTAAATAATAATCCTACTAATGATAATTTTAGAATTGATGGAATGTCAATTCAGGATTTTAGTTCTAAGGTAAGCAGTAATTATCAGGCAGTTACTGATCTGATTAGAAGAGTTGATGCTATTAAAGCTGCTATCAGTAAGTCTAATGCTGAAACCATCATTAATGTTGGTGGTAAGGAAATGACTGTTGCTGAAGCAATTTATCAGATGAAGTATGGGCTTAAGACTAAGAAAATGCTTCTTAATACTCTTCAGACTCAGCTTCAGTTTGCACAGAGTCAGCTTGAAGAGGATACTAAAAAAGCTGAACAGAGACTTGAAAAAACCATTGAGACCCTGTATGGTAATAAGGATAAAACCAATATCAATACAGATGCTATCATGGCCTTTAAGAAAAAGTACAATATGGAGAATCAGCCAGTTCTTATTGATCCTATTGATATTAATAAGAAGATTAACGCTCTTAGTATTGAGATTGATCAGTTTGAACTCAATGTTGATTCAGCACTTCAGGTTTCTAACGCAACTACCACTATTGAAATTGAGTACTAAGTTTTAGTACTTAAAGATTTGATACTTGGTGAAAGTTCTAAATACTCTGTTTCATGATTTTCTGAGTATCTTATTCATGTAAAAATAAGAAAGATACTCTCCTAATATTTAGATGACCGCAAAGTTATCTAATTATATTTTCACACCTGAAATGTGACGATATAATAACAATGCTTTTCTCTCAATTTTCCTGAGACTAGAAAGCCTTACATCTAATTTCAAATAATAGTCTTTGATTGATGACTATTTTATCTTGGATTGAGTAAGACTTTACTGAGTAGGGAGTAGTTAGTATTGTTGATTTAGTAGTTAGACCCTATGAAGAGGCTTGGTCGAACCTCACTTAAGATTTACTTAGTGAAATCACATTAGCTTTAATATAACGTAAACTCGTTCGCTAATAGTAAGTAGCTGGTAATTATTATGTAAATCTGTGAATAAAGGTCTGTACTATTTAAACAGAGTCTGAGTCTGAACATACCTCACAGCTATCAAGTATCTATATATTTTTCCGCTCATGATCGTTCTCCTTTGAAGTGGGGAGGAGTACCTCATTACTTCTCTCCACACCTAAAATTTTTTGAACAAATATTGATGGGTCCATAGTTTATGTAGTAAAACAGGAGTCTCCAAAACTTCAGAACTATCTGCAAGCGGTAGTGGACCTGCCATAAAATTTTTAAAATCACCTCTTGACAAATTCTTGTCAGTATGCTTTAATATCTTTGTTGGACATGGTTCATAGTTTAAATAGCAAAATCTCACTGAGTAGTGTTTTCTATGTATGCTTCTAGAGCATAATTAGGAAAATGTGAAAGCTGAAGATCTTAAGTGCGAGTCTTAAGTGAACCCTTGATAATTTAACTCTGGAGTAGTTTAATTGGAAAAACAGCTGACTTTGGATCAGTAAGTAAAGGGACCTCCTTTCTCATCCTCGTTCGAATCGGGGCTCCAGAGCCAGTTCTAATTCCTCCTTAACTCAATAGTAGAGTGGCGGTCTGTTAAACCGTATACGGTGGAGCGTAACCACCAGGAGGAGCCATTAAAAATTAAATTGTAACCTAAAATGAGTTACAATTAAAATCCTTTCACCCAAATCAGTGCTTGGGAAATAACAGTAAATAAAGGCTGATCTACTTAGAAGATTGTAATGTCTTCATTTGGCATAAGTAGGATAGAAGTCTATTAGGGAATGTAACCCTCAATAAAAATTACCTTGGCTAAGGGATAGACTTTATAAAAACTGTTAGAACCTACTACACTTGAGGTAGTAGTTATCCTATGAAACTTAATGTTGAGCCACCTTTAGTAGAAGCTAGAGCAGTGTTGAGTGGAGGATTCCGGAGAGTTGTCAGGTTACTGCAAGTGGTAAGAAACTGTCATCCTTTGATTGAAAGGGGAAAAGGATTGTAGTACATATATTACGCCCATTAAAGTCATCGAAAGTACTACACAAATGACCTATTCTTAGGGTCATGTAGATCATATAAATAAGTGAGTCAGTTTTGTACTTGACAAATAACTATACTGCTGATATAATTTTCCTGGATAAAGGTCTTCAGTAAGTAGTTATTGAAAGATCTACACCTTTTAACCATCTATCTATACTATAGCTAAGGATGGAGCACTCTCTGTTAATCAGAAGTAAAATATAGTATAGAACTTTCCTAAATCTTTTGAGTGATGTAGACTACAAATAAGATTTATTTGCCCCTATAGTATAACGGCTATTATACTTCTCTTGTAAAGAAGTGATGGAAGTTCAACTCTTTTCCTAGGGGCTCCATAAAATATAAAAATAGTTAAATGCCCAGGTGGTGGAATAGGTAGACACAAGGGACTTAAAATCCCTTGCCATCTCTGGCGTGGGGGTTCGAGTCCCCCCCTGGGCACCATTATTACATGGACTTGTAGCTCAATTGGTAGAGTAGGCGACTTATAATCGCCAGGTTCTGGGATCATACCCCAGCGAGTCCACCATACCTTTGACTTTTAAACTAGTTTACCTAGTTCTTACAAATATAAAACTTATAAAAGGAGTGTTTATCAATGTTTACAAAACCTCTTTTGTTGAATGGGGGGAAAGATGAGTATAAGATATACAGAATGACCTTTGCGGAAGCACAAACTTATGATTCGACTATTAGTGTTGGGTTTGTTATTAAAAATAAATCTGAAAAATTTAAAATTGTTTTAGTTATAAATGATCGTTTAATTGGTAAACCAGCTGCGTCAGCTTACGGTACATATGGCAATGGAGACGATCCTTATTATAATACTCCTCCCGATATGGGATGGTTTGAACTAAGAGCATATTGCTCTGATCCTGACATAGCCCATTTAGGCTCTTTTTCTATTTATTTTCCATATATCGATCAAACATTTAATTATGACGGAGAAACTTTAACCTATTATGATTATGGTGAAGATTCATTTTATAGTATTTATTTATCAAGTAGACCGGCAGATAGCTGTTATAATCGTATAATAGATTTGTTTAACACCTATGTTAGAGAAGACAACAATGATAACGTAAGGACCGTTGATATTTCGTATAGAGAAGGTGAAGGCAGATACAAGGGTATGGTGTTAAGGGTTAATAATATATCGGTTGGTGAAAGTGCATATGTTGAATGGGATTTTGTTCCGTATACAGTTCAACAAACTAGATATCAACTTAATTCTATAACTTTATACTATGATGAAAATCGGGTATATTCTCAGACTTATAATAGTTTAACTGCTTCTGGAAGTTGGACAGCTCCAGACCCTGCCTCTGTAAGTGATGTTGGTGAACATACAGTCCGTATAGACTTTCGAGTAGGAATGGATGCGTGGTGGCAGAACGAACAATACGATATTTCAAAAACATTTACAGTAACATAAAAGAAAAGAAAGGGTGTAGTTAATATGTCTGCTAAATACTATCTTAAAACTGATGAAGGGCATAGAGTTGAGGTTTCTGAGAGCTATTTTGATTCAGTTCAGCAACTTTATGATGAATCAAGTATTTCAGCAACTGGTGATAGCTATGGTAATGAGGAAATTGTTCTTTATGTAGACGAAGTTGATATGCCTTAAGAAAGGATTGATGTATAACATGACTGAATGGTATTTTACAGAAGACAGTACAGGTACTAGAACAATGGTGAAGAAGAAGGAGTATAAAGATCTTCAGTATCAGAGATTTAAGAATAATGAAGATCCTTATCCACAGAAAGTAGATACTACTAAACATAACTTGGTAGTGCATACATTGTATGTTTGATGTATTCTTTTCCTGGTTATCAGGAGTATTTGATAGTTCAATAAAGTTATTGCCATATATACAATACGTAGTTATAATTTTTATAATTGTAATGTTGATAAAAGCTTTTATTTTTGATAAAAATAAATAAGAAAGGATATGATATTTATGTTGGGTAGTTATGAGATTCATGTTGTTCCCGGTAAGCTTCCTCAGAAGGTTGCTTCCGCATTTACAGAGATTTTTGGTAATATGGTTGGTGCTGAGTATAATGTGATTGCATACCTTGGTAGTAAGGTTGTTTCTGGAGTTAATCATGCTATTCTTGCTACACAGACCATGATTACTGGAAATGATGTTCATAATGTGGTTCTTATTGTTCTTAATGAGAAGGATGATAAGTTCAGTATTGTGGAGATTACCAATGTCCTGTCTGACTCTGGTAAGATGGGTGGGGTTCAGATTAATCCTACTACTGATATTCCTGAAGAGGCCATGAAGGTTCTTGAGGATAATCTTGCTGGATTTGTTGGTAGTAATGTTTCAGTTTTTGCACTTATTGGTACACAGGTTGTCAATGGTGTGAAGTACGTCTTTGCTGGTGAAACAGAGATGGTGCTTTCTCCTGAGGCTATGACTAAGGGTAATCCTAACAGGGTTGTTCTTATCAGTGTGTATTCCAATTACGATAAGATTGAATTCAAGGAGATTCTTGAAGGGGTTCCTCAGCAGGGTCTTCTTGGACAGCCTCTTGGTGAGTGGCCCTAATAATAGATAAGCATTGACTATAGGTCTATCAGATAGACTACTTAAACTGATCATTTGAGTACTGATATTCCTATAGCCTTTTAAAGAATTAACCATAGGTCTTCGCATCTTCCAGATAGCTTAGATACTGATCAACTAAGCAACAGACTTATAAAGCTGCGTATATTCCTATGGCTTTTTAGTTTAAAATTTAATACCTCTCAGAGGGGTGAAATTCCCCTCAAACCTTTTCTTTTTGACCTGTTTTTTCTTGATTAAAAAAGCAGAGACAATCACCCTTATATAAAGGAGACTACCCATAATGAGTATGGAGAAAACAATTAAGTTATTTGATTCAGAGTTTAAAAAAGATAGTGTCAAGATTACTCCATTTGAAGCTAGAAAGCTTTTAGAAATGGAACTAGTTTATTGGGATAGAGATCAAACCTCTCCCTATAAAGCTAGAGTTTTGGTCTTTAAGTATCCCAATCATTATTACCAATATAAAGAAAGTGGGATAACAAATATGAATATGACTATAAATAAATGTGAAAATGTGACTAATAATGCCGAACGTTATTATCAGCCAGAAAATGTTAAGGCTATCAGGGAAACTATTGAAGCTGTAATGAAAAACGCCGGTAAAACAGATCTTAAAGATATTGACTTGGATATGCTTAGTAGTTGTATTAATGCAACTTTCAATAGAAAGAAACTGTTTTATAAATGGTTTGATGAGTATATTAATGGTAGTGATTGTTCTGAAGAAGAAAGATCTACTGCTTGTGAGTTTTTAGATTGGGTATTTCTGCATAAGATTGATGGAGATAAAACTGGGGATTTGTATTTTAAAGAGTAACTAAACGGGTATTAGCGCAGTCTGGTTAGCGTATCTGCTTTGGGAGCAGAGGGTCGGAGGTTCAAATCCTCCATACCCGACCATTAGAATTTAAAGTAAATATTTTAGTATAAACAGAGAGTCTAAGGAGTGGAGCAAAATCCCTCTTGACTCTCTTATTTTTTTATGGTAATATTTGTATGGGTGGTGATTGGTATATGAAAAGGTATTATAATGTGGTATTAACTGTATATGAAGATGATAATAATATAAGTTATTATAACAGTGAGTTCTTTTTTAAAAGGACTAGAGGTTCTTCATTAGGCGATATAACTCATCCATATTTGACTATTTATAGCTGTTATCCATCATCTTATCAAAATCATGGTACTATGTATGATAGTTATTGTATGATTATTAATAATGCTATTCCAAAATTAGAGCTGATTTTATATTCTGCAAAAATAGATTTATCAGGGTCTAAATTTTATATTAAGGTGATTTGATATGAAAAGGTATTATTTGATTTCTACATGTTTATATTATGAAAAAATTAGTCCGTATTATAATAATGCTTTATTTTTTAAAAGAACTAAGAATTCTTCAGTAGAAACTATAACATATCCATATATGATGATATATAAGAATTTTCCATTAGCTTACCAGACTCGTGGAAAGAGTTATATTGAACTTAGCAAGGTGGTTAGTAATACAAGTCCTAAATGGCAGTTAAAAGTATATGCTGAAAAAATTGATTTTAAAGAGTCTAAGGATTATATCAAGGTGATTTGATATGCTTATTAATGAATGGCAGGTTAAATACAATGAAACTGTGATATATAAGTCATATACCTGGATTCCAGATGATAGAGTTGAGAGTAAGCATTATTGGATTAGCCTTAATAATAAAATAATGCTAGGACTGTGGGAGTATATGATTGTAGGAGATGTTCCAAATATAATGATAGAGGTTATATAGTAATGTATTCTATTAACATAACAATATCTGAGTTTAGTAATAGAAATGCTATTTATAAGACTAGATATATTAGGACTAAATTGAAAAATCTAAAATCTATTTGTAATGCAGTAGATAATGGGATGTTTAAGAATGATATGTTTTATAATACAGTAATTTCAGATGTATTTAAACAGCTTCTATATGAGGACTCTATTAATAAGTCATTTAGTATTACATTGATGTATAGCACAATGAAAACAACATCTATGATTTTATTTATTACAGCTGTAAAACAAACTAATGATGAAATTATAGCTGTTATATGATAAGAAGGGTTGATGAATTAATATGATTGATAATTACACTGTTATTAAAGTTAGTTTATATGATGTTACTGAAGAACCTGGTAGTATTCATTGGCATAATAGGTATGATACAAGTATTATATTTCTTGGCATTAAGAACTTTATAAGTAATTTTGATTCAGTTTATGAATTATATAACGATTATAATTTGAAGATAACTGATTGGAGAAACTTGTATCATAGAGAAGGTCTCATTACTAAAGACATAGGTATTATGATTAGAGGATTTAAATGCTATAAGTATTTTAAAAAAAGAAAATGCTGGACTATTGAAAGAGATTATGTCATTAAGAAAGATGTAAGAAAAGACTTTATAAAGGTGGTATAAACATGTGGGATACCTTTACAAGATATGACTCGGGTTTAGAAGTATATGATTCCGGAAAAAGCACCTATCCTTTAAAATTAAAAAAACTGTATAAAAAAGTATCGAATGAGTTTGGTTATGAATCTATAGGTTTTAGTAAAGGCTATACTACCGAAGAGATTTTAAATCAGCATATAAAAAACGGTATGATTAATGTTTTTGAATTGCCTACTGATTTAGTTAGTAGATTAGAGATTAATTTTGTTTAAAAGGAGTCAAATTTTCGTGAATTTGGTTATATGCAGCTTATTCGAGTCATATCAATTAGCAACTATGCATTTAGCTCAAAACAATTTTGAATATAAATTTTATGAATCAATTATATTACGGAAGATATCTAAAATTTATCCTTCACCGTGGCCAGATTATGTCTATAGGTATGATAATTATCAATTGACATTAAATTTTTTAACATCTATAAAGATCGATATAATTTAAATATTTGGAGGGATATATTATGAAGGATGTATATACTTTAGTTAATGATTGTTTTAATAATGTTATAAATGCAGTTAATAAGTTTGGGTATAATGTATCTTATATGAAACCTGTAGTAGATTCTAATGCACATTATACTAATGGAAAACCAGTTCAGAAAAAGGACCAGATATGGGCATCTTCTTGGGGGGAAAATGGTATAATATATATTAATCCTAATTATACTGAAGTACTTAATTACTTTGGTTTAGATATGCCTCCAGAGAAATGGTTTACCTTTATTATTGGATATCAGGTAGCCAAAGAATTGTATAAGAATCATTGGAAAGAGAAAGACAAGGCAAATATCTATAATAAGGCTAATAATGATAAATCTTTTCATAGTCTTTATTTAGATAGTCTTAATGGAAGTGCAGGTAGTGTTATTAATGAGGAAACTTGTTGTGAGTATTTTGCTAATATGATTTGTAGGAGCTTAGGATTGAAATGATTACAATTAAAGGTGTAGTAAATTCAGATAAGTATTATGCGCAAGGTGATAGTCTGAAGGTTCTTTATGAGGCTATTGAATACGTTAACTCCTTTGAGGAATATCCTAGTTGCGTTTTAACTATTGAGGATGATTCTATGAAAGGATGTATTTTAGAGTTGACTCGTGATGGATATAGTTGGAGCGTTGATGTAATACATTTTCTAAATAAAAGGAGTATAAAATGAATATAATTAAGTTTACTGCATCAGGCAAAGACAAATTGTATTTTGAATCGGTATGTCCAGTATTTTATCAAACATTTCATGAAGCATATGATGTATATATTAAAGATTTAAGAAGATTGAGAGCTATGCATAATAGCCTGGGGTATAGAGATGTTGAAATTGGCTATGGGGTAACATACATTGAAGGAACAGATATTATGTATTTTATATTTAGTGGTACAACCACAGATATTATAAAGATTATATAAAGATCTGCATAAACAGTATTGACAAGAACTTACAGATGTGCTAGAATCCTCCTATAGATTAAATATCTAAGGAGGATTTTTATGTCTAGTATTGAACAATATAATTATAAAGAAGTTTATGATGATAGCTTAGTTACAGCTACTGTAACTAATGGGTTTATTGTTGATAATAATCATCCCCCAGTTACAAAGGTTCATTTGGATATTAAAGCAAACCCAGATTCGACTTCGACTGGCCCTATTGAGCTTAAAAGACTTGATGATAAAATTAAGGATAAGAAATCATGGATTTGGGATGAAGTGGAGGGTAAGAATTTTAGGAAAAAGAATGATGATGCTGAAGATACTGCTATGAATCATTTGGGTGAAAAAATTCCTATTACAGTTACTACTCCTGAAGAAGAAAAAGAACTTCGTTGGATGGCAGAAACTATTAGAAAGGTTATGAATGATGGTAAGGATAAAGATATCGAGCCACCAGTTGAGATTAAGAGAAAAACTGATCATCTGGAAGATACCATTGCAAAGCTTCATCATCAGATTAGACATTTGGAAGATAGTCTTACTTTGTGGAAAATTGGTACATTAGTAATGAGTTGTGTAATTCTTGGCTATATATCTATTGGTATTTATATTAATTACTTTATGAAATAATTTGGAAGGGTTTGATAATTAATGACAAAATGGTCTGAATGGGAAGTAGAAGTAATTTCTGTATTAGCATCTTTTAATGATCTGGTATCAAAAGAGGATGCACTAACCCCTAAGTATATTAGTTCTATTTGGTCAATTAGTTATCCAAATTTTCCAAGTAGAAGCCCTGATTCTATCAGGCATAAAATGAATTCAGTAACACATACAGATATTGACAGTAGATTTATGGAATATCTTAAGAGTACTCCAAGGTCTGTTGTTAGTATCAATGATATAGCTATTTTATTTAATGTTCCAGTAGATATTGCTGAAAAAATTGTTAAAGCCATTGAATTTAAACATCATATCTCTTTCTATGATCAAAAGACTTCTTGTTTTTCAGTAAGAGCTGTTTTAGATTTGGTTGAAGGTAATACTGAATCTACACCAGTAAAGGTTATTCATGCTAAAGAATTTTTTGAAGAGCAAATGAATATCCTTGATAAGACTACAACTGAGCCTAAGATTATTGAAGTTATTGACCCTGTTCCTAAGACTAAAAAAGAGAAGAAAGAAAAAGCTGAATCTGAGGATATTCTATTTAATAGGTTGAATGAACTTAGATATGAATTGAATAATCCGGAGACCAGTAAAAATAGAAAGAAATCTATTAAGAAGTCTATTAAAAGGATTAAGAAAAAATTAGGAGTATCTGATGAGTACATCTCTTTATATGATAAGGAGCATGACGAGAATGAACAAGATAATACTCCTACTACAGAAAATATACCTGATCAATCTAAGCTTAAAGATTGGATTGAAGAGGCAGTCCCCGAAACTACTCTTGATAAAGAACCTGTAAGTAATTCTACTACAGAAATTGTTCATTTTAAGTTAGGTATTATTTCGGATACACATATTGGTAGTAAATGGTTTGATGCTGATGCTTTAAAAGGATTTTATAAGAAGTGTAGGGATGAAGGTGTTACCAGAATAATTCATGCTGGAGATCTTTTTGATGGAAGTACTACATATTCATATCAAGAAAAAGATCAGAATCTAGTTGGATATAGGGAGCAGTTCAATTGGATTGTAAAGAATTACCCTAAATATGAAGGTATCTCTACTTATATAGTAGCTGGTAATCATGATGTTAATATTATGAAAAAACATAATATTCATCCTATCATTGAATTGGCTAAAGTTAGGTTTGATATTAAGTATAGTGGAGATTACTATACAGATTTTAATAAGCACGGTGTTATTATTAGAGTAGTTCACTGTGATGGTTCTAATTATTCTGGAGAACCTATGACTAAACTTAAAGGTTTAATTGATACTACTTATAATAAGTGTCATATCTTTATTATGGGTCATCTTCATCAGGCAATGGAACTTCATGATTATGGTGATGTTCAATATGCTGTAGCTCCAGGTTGTTTTGTTAAACCAAATGAATACACTATTAGAAGAGCGTATGTACCTGCAGTAGGTGGATTTATCTTAGATGTAACTTATGATCCTTCTACTGATAAAGTTAAAGTAGATTCGAGATGGTTATCTAATGATCAATTATAAGTCTTCTGGATTAATCTATAGCTCTTTTAATAGTGTAGTTAAAGTCGCTAAAAAAGAGTATGGTTGGGATTTAAGTTATATCAAAGTATTTATTAAGCCAATGAAGAATACCCAAATTAAACTTGTTGGAAATACTTTAAATGTCAATCCGTACTTTACTAGATATCTTAAAGAAAACAATCTTGAGTTTAATAATCTGAAAAAGTTCTTTGTATTATTAATTGCTAAAGAACTTGGGAAAGAACTTTATGAAAGATTTTGGGATAATGATTTAAAAATTAGATGGAATAACACTATTAATAACTTTGATAGTAGTTATGATTATGAAAGCGAAGAAGATAAATTATCTACTTTTTCGGCATTATTGATTTACCAAAATCTTTTGGAGGAGTTGAATGCGTATGGAAAAGAATCAGAACCAGCTGTGGACTGAAGAAGAAGTAACTCTACTTAAGTTCTATTATATTATTAAAGATGAGAAATCTTGGAAAGAGATTTCTAATGAAATGAAAGATTATACTGGTGTAGAAAGATCTACTACAGCACTTATGAGTAAAATTGCTAAGATTAAAGATACTTTTACTAAAGAAGATATGGAGCATCTTTATAAAGATCTTGTAATTGGTGTAAAGAACACTATCTATAGTAAAAAGTTTAGGCAGTTTATTATGAAGAAATTGTCTAAGTATTATGGTGATCCTAATGATATTCAGGAGGATTATGCAGAATCCAGATTAAGAGATCAAAGATATGATTATGTTAAGACTGTTATTTTGGATAATGCTGAAGCCTTTGATAGTAGCTCAGAAGATGAATACGGTGATTTTAAACTGAGTGATTATATCTATAGTATTACTATGTGGACTATTGGGATTATTCTTGTATGTATCCTGATTTATCTTGGTTTTAGCTATTATGGATGATACTACTCAAGAAGTACAAGAATTAGACTTAACTGAATTAGTAAATTATGTAAATGAATTAGGTCAAAGAGTAGAAGAGTTATCTTTAAGTAAAAATAAAGTATATGATGCCTTTGGTACTGAATATTTGGAAGATAGTGCAACTGCTTTAAAGGGAATAAAGTTTTTTAGAACCCCAACATTCTATGGGTTTGAGACTAGGTTGTCTAAGGATACCTATGAGTTCTATTTAAAGAAGTATGGAACAGTCCCAGAGATTCAAAAAGACGATTATTATATTCTATGAGAATATATTGACAAATTCTTTTTAGTCTGCTATACTCTTTATATCAGATCTGATAGGAGGGGCAGTGGTATGGCATTTATTAAAGGTCGTATGTATGTAGAAGACTTGACTGAGTTTGATAAAAATACACTCACTATAGCTACTGATGAAGGAGACATCAAGTGTTTTGATGAGATTGAAGTATCCGGTAAAAAATATTATCGGATTCCACGTTACTTCAAGCAAGTCAAAGATGTTGAAGACCTCAGTACTGATGGTGAGGATATTGAAATTAATCTTAAGCCTGAGTTTAAACCTTTGAATGAGCAACAAGAGAATGCGATTAATGCTATAGTAGAAAATGTTCATGGATTAGTTTCTGCCAGAGTCGGATTTGGAAAAACTTATGTGGCTGTGAATAGTATTACTAAGATTAAGAAGCGTACTCTTATTGTAGTTCATGTATCTACAGAAGACGGCCTCATGGATCAGTGGAAAAACTCCATATTGAGATACACTGATCTTAAAGAAGAAGATATCGGGTATCTCAATTCTAAGACAAAAGTAATTGATAAACCTATTTATCTTACTACAGTTCAAACATTATTGTCTAGAGTTAAAAGAGATGACCAAGACTTCTTCAACATGATGTATGACGGAAACTTTGGAGTCACCTTTTATGATGAATGTCATATCACTGCATCCTCTGCTGAATTTAGTGAATCTACTAAAACAGTATTCAGTAAAAGAATGTATGGTCTGAGTGCAACACTAATTAGAAGGGATAGCTTAGCGCCAATCCTTATTTGGAATATGGGCAAAACTATTTATGATGATGGGCAATGGTTTGTACTTCCAATTTATGCAGGTCTTTTAGATATCCCAATTAAGATGGGTGGATATGGTAGATATTTAGAGTATGGTAGTGCTTCCGCTTGGAGTGCTAAATATGCTAAGTTTCTATCTAAAAAAGAAGAGTACTTGCGGTCTATTGCGGTTATAGTAGATAAATGCTTAGAGCAGGGAAGAGAACCATTAGTTCTTTCAAGCCAAATCAATATATTGTATAGCATTGCACAATTCTCCAAATATCCTGAAGAGATTAGCATAGTCCATGGTACAGTTAAAAATAAAGATTATGATAAAAGATGTATCCTAGCTACTTTAGGAATGTTCAAAGTAGGTATGGATGTTCCAAGACTTAATACTTTAATTTTTGCTACTCCATTGACTGCTAAGAATGGTCTTATTCAGGCTATTGGCAGAGTTGCAAGAGTTTACAATAAAGAACCTAATAAGAAAGTTATGCTTATCGATATTGTGAATTCTTCTTATCAAAAAACAGTTGATATGAGAAAGATACGACAAAAGTATTATGGTGAAATTAATGACCATAGTATTGATGGGTGTATGCAAGTTCAATTGAACTGTATTGATGATGTAGATAAATTGATTAAGTTTTGTAATAAATAATCCAAGGGAGGAAATCTAAGATGGCTTCACCACTAACTACATATATAAGATGGTTAGCTACTGAAGGAAATGTGCCATTTCCAGAGGAATGTAAGTCTCTTAAGATTTCCTCTATTTTAAGTTTAGCTGAAGAAGATTTTGAAACATCTATTGTATTGAATCAGCTTTTCAATAATCCTTATGCGTATAAGTATTCTATTGAAGATATTGCTAAAGTACATAAGAAGTATAACACTATTTATAAGTTTAATTATATTCCTGTTAAACCCGTGTTTCCCAAAATTGAAGAAAAACCTAAAAAGAAAGAAACTGATGTAGTTATTAATAAAAAGAGTAAATATAAATTGTATAGCTCTAAAGAGAAAGAAGATTCTAAGCCAACTGATGGGTATTCTAAGCCTATGCTGTTTAACTTCTATTCAGACTATGTGAATAAGGAATTTGCATATGTTATTAGAGTTGGTGATAAAAGATATATTACTCAGACTGATGATATGGTTATGATGTATACCGGTAAAGATGATTATTTAGATGTTCATGATATTGCAGGATTAAAAGGTGAACTGGTACATTATGGTAAAAGAAAATACATTATTGAACAAATTCAGTCAGAATCTTCTTATAAAGCTATTTATAATGTAGATTTTAATTTGGCTATTCATAAGAATTATCTTTGGAAAAAAGAAAACAAAGATAATCTTGGTCATTATAAACTTAGAGTAAATTATGTTGATATTGAGTTGTATCAAGAAGGATATGGTATTATTGACTTTGCTGATATTAAGAAGTCAGCTAGAGTTATTCCCGTTAACTTGATTACTTTGTATGATAATTATACTGACAAATATTATACTTTGGTCTATAATTTAAACAAAGCTAAAATTAATACTGAACAAATTAAGGAATATCTTGATTACAAAGATGAGTGTATTTTCAATGTAGAAATCTTTGATAAAGAAAGTGATATGTTCCTTAAGTTCTTCAGTTTATTGAAAGAATTTGATCCAGATCTAGTATCTGGGTGGAATAGTGATGAATTTGATTTACCTTATATTAAGTATAGAGCAGAATTTTTAGGAATTGAACATCCTAAACTGGCTCATAATAAAACTTTTGAAATTGAATATAAAACAGTTATGAATAAACATGAAGAGGAAGTTACTTATTGTATTCCTCATATTGGTTATTCTGTAGCACTTGATTATCAAAGATGCTATAAGGAAAGAACTCTTGGTAAAAAAGAGAATTATAAGCTTGGAACTATTTCTAAAATTGAGTTGGGTATTACTAAACTTGATACTGAAGATGGCATGGATAAAATCTTTAGGGAAGAACCTGAAAGGTTTATTGCATACAATATTAACGACGTTCATCTTGTAAGAAAATTGGATGAAAAGTTGAAGTATATTGACCTTAATTTTAGTATAGTCCAGTTGGCTAATATCTCATGGGATAGTATTTATACTACTCTACATATTTGTGATGGGATTCTTTATGAGTATCTTATGGATAGAGATAAAGTAGCCAAAATTGTTAAAGCTGGAATTGAGAAGAAAAAGTTTGCGGGTGCTTATGTTAGAGAACCAATTAGCGGTGTACATGATTGGTTGGGTGATTTGGATCTTACTTCTCTTTATCCATACATTATGGCAAGATATAACATTAGTGCAGATACCTATGTAGGAAAAGTTGATACAGATACTGCTAGACAATATATCTTTAATAAAGAAGAATTTGTTAATTCCAATACAGATGTAAGTTTGTATTTGAAAGTTCAAGGTATTGAGAGATTGTATAAATTGTCTGCTAAAAGTTTTCATGAAAGAATGCTTAAGAATGGGTATATTATTACCCAGATTGGCACTATCTTTAAGAAGCATGAAGATAAGCAGTCAGTTCTTTATGATATTGTAGATATGCTCATTAAAAAGAGAAAAGAGTATAAAGATCTTATGAAGGATAATATTGGTAAAGACCAAATGCTAGTTGACAGATATGATACTATGCAGAAAACAGTTAAGATCATTACTAATTCTCTTTATGGTGGTCAGTCCAATATTAGATTCAGATTGTATGATTATGAGGTTGCCAGAAGTATTACTTCTACTGGTAGAGAAATTGCTAAAATCGCCGCAGTAGTTGCTAATAATTGCATTAATCAAATGATTCAAAATAAATCTAATAAATTTGACCATGTAGATATTCCTTTTGATTGGGATTACCAATCAGAACAAGCTCTACCAAATGTAATTTATGGAGATTCAGTTACTGGAGATTCTTTAATCAGAACTGGTAAAGGTAATATAACTATTAAAGAACTTTGGGATATGTGTGCTTCGGATAATAAAGTGTGGCATTATCTCGGAAAAAATTATATTCAGAATCCTAATAAATGCGTACTTGGATATGATGACAGACTTTATTTCCCAAGGTATCTGATGAAGCATAAAACTAATAAGAAACTGTATAAGATTACTACTGAATCTGGAAAAACAGTCACTGTAACTGAAGATCATAGTTTGGTAGTAATGAGAAATAATGTTAAAACTATAATTAAACCAACAGAATTAGTTGTAACAGACCAACTAATCACCTTATAAGGAAAGGAGAATGATTATTATGAGTGATAATTTAGTAACTTTTGAAAACCTACAGAGATACCATAATCAATTGGAGACAAAGATTACTCAGGAACTTAATGAGAAAGTGTCTGCTAGTCAGTTTAGAAATCATACACATGAATTGGCTAATTTAACTGTTAGTAATGATGCCAGACCTACTACCTTAGCAGATATTAATAGACTTGCTGGCTTTAGAATGTGTTCTATAGATGAGAACGCTATGGGTTCTATCCAGTTGAATACTAACAATTATGATATGTTTTATTTAGTATTAGCTGGTTCGGTTACAATATCTATTTTGGATGTGCCTACAGATGCATCAATTACTAATAACAGAAGTACTTTAGCAAGGCATATCAAAGTGATTATTAAGAATCCTTCTAAAGGGATTACTTGGCCTGATTCAGTTGTTTGGATGAATGGTATTGAGCCAGGTACTTCTGGTAATAATAGTGTTGATATCGTGGACATGTTTACTCCAAATGGTGAAGTTTGGTTTGCCAATACTTTAAAGAGTTGGACTTTATAAAAATAAACTATAATAGAAAGGAAGATCTAATTGGCTAATTTGAAAAAATATACCAGAGCTGAAGCTTTGGAAATTTGCAGAAGAATGGGTTTGGCTGAAGCTCCGCTTAGTAATGATAGTGTTTTGATTGGAACTAATGATAAAGGACATATTTACAAGTTTCCAATTAAAACAAAAGAGGATTTTGAAGCAGAGGCTGCTAGTAAGCAGACTAAGACTGAAGAGGTCAAAGAACAACCTGCTGAAAAGCCTGTTGAAAAACCTGTTGAAAAACCTGTTGTTGAAGAAGTTAAGGAAGAGGTTACTCCTCCTGCTCCAGTTAAGAGAAAAAGAGGTAGACCTCCTAAGAAAAAGAAAGCTGAGTGATTTTGATGAACTCAGTGTCAAAAAATATAATGGAGCTTATGAAAGTAATAGCTACTAATCAGATGAAATTGGCTAAAAAAGTTGATCTGATGAATAAAAGGTTTAAACAGTTTTTAGCTGAAGCTACTACTACATCTCCATTAGATTTTAATACACTTAGTGTTAAGGATGAACCAGTAGAAGATTTCTCATCATTTAGTATTGAGGAGGAGTCACCTAAGCCAGTAGAAAAACTTACTTCTGGTGTCAGAGCTATTACTTCTAAGAATAGTAATCCTTTCGATCCTACCTGGACATCTCAAAAAGATGCTATTAAAAAAGAAGAAGAAAAACTTCCAAAGGGAATCTCTAGAACTAAATCTAGTGAAGAAATGTTTCCTGAGGTAGTAGGTATTGACGAACAAGTTAAACAATTGGAAGCTGAAATGGCTGCCTTAGATAGACAAGCTCCTAAGAAGCCTAAGATGCCTAAAAAGCCATTACCTACTATGGAAGAATTAGCAATGAAAATGAAATCAGCACCAGAACCATTAGCAGCTCCTGTAACAAAGGCTAAAAGAAAAAAAGCAACCACTAAAAAAGAAGATGCTAATGAAAATAAACAAATCTCTGAGGTCTCTTGATCTCAGAGATTTTTTATATTGACATGGCTTTGATTTTCTGATATACTCCTTATATAAAATTGAAAGGAGCAATGATTAAATGTCTGAAACAAAAGTAGTTACTGGTGCAGGTCATTTTGATGTTATGTATTTTGGAATGGACAGCAGAATTGCTGAGGATATCTATAAACCATATTCTGAATTTGGAGTAAAAGCACATTATGAAGCTTTGAAAGAAGCTATTCAGAAACTTCCTAGCGATAAAATTCCATCATATATTATTGTAGTTGATAGAGCTACTCTTAAGCCTAAGGTATTTGTTAATCAAAAAGAAGTTAGACTTAGACCTGGTGAACTTGAACAGAAAATGGAAAAATATAAGAAATACTTTAAAGATAAAACTTATGATGATGCAGTTAGAGTTATTAAATCAGAAAATACTTCTAACTTTTATACAGAACGACCCCTTACAGAACGATGACACAATTACTATTTGATTTTATGCCATGTAAGACTGAGAAAGAGCTGTTGATTATCCAATCTATTTGGAATAAGCTGTGTGAATATGATAAGGTTCATTTAGATGATGATACTTGGTTTAGAAAGAATTGGGTAAATGAGGATATTAGAAGGAGATACTTATATTGATAACCAGAGATGACGTTATTGATGAATGGGTATATTGTAATTATGATTCAGATAATGAATCTTCTATAACTACTAGAGATCATCTCCCAAAAGAATTGATACAAGATATTGTGGATTATGCTAATAGATTTCTTGAGAATCCTAAAAATCTTGATCAAACTGAACTGGATAATTTTTTTAAATTATCTGATCAACGTAAAAAAGAAGTTAGTATCTATAAAGCTTTTGAAGAATGTATAGCTGCATATATACATGATTTGGGATTAATTCTGGATTCTGCTTATGACAATATGTCTATCATTTTAAAAGGCAGGGAATGTGAATGCAAGTAACACAAGGTAATGTATTGTCACACTATAGAAAATTTAATCAGATTGCCCAGGTAACCTCTACTAAACTCCAAGGACCAGTTATTAGAGCTATGACTGCTAAAGGAAATGAATATCTTCAGAATCCAGAAACACTTCCAAATATGCCTGAAGATAAAAAGTACTTACCTAAGCAAATTAAAGAGATTTGTATTCTTAGAGCTATTCAGGAAAATGTTCCTAAAGATCCTACTCTTAGAAAAAGACTTGAAGCTAGAATTCAGTATATTCTAGAGAATCATACTGAAGAGCAGATTATTGAGCAGAAAAAGAAAGATGGTACTTTTAATAAACCTATAGAACCTATTGTAGAAGGCCCTATTGATAAAGAATTTTTTATTAAAGTTTATAAAAGCCTTATTGATCCAGTTACTAAAATTAAATCTAAAAAGTTTAATGAGAATACACTGATTAAATTTGTTAGTAGATCAAATAAATATTTCCACGAAATAACTTCTCATCAATATGATGATGAAATAATTCAAAAAGCTTGTGCAGTATTAACTGAAGTTAGTAGAGATATTAAAGATCAAAAAGCTGTTGATAGAGCTATTGACCTTTTGGAAGGTCATTATGATGATGGGATGGCTGATGTTTTTTCACAAATGAGCAGAGGTGATAATGATGATTTCTAAAAAAGATGTTCTTAATGAATATGCTAAGTTTGATGATAATGCACTTCAAAAACATACAGATCTTAATAAGAAAACTGTAGAAAGTATTGCTGAACTGGCTACTAAATTATATGAATCTGATATTGGAAAAGATTTTGAAGAAGATGTTTGTATTGATTGTATGAATGATTCACAAAGAAAACAATATTATATCCTAGAATCAATTGTAAGACATTTTAATGATGATGACCCATATTTGTGCTCTTTTATTGAAGATAAACAAGAACGCATTAAAGATGAAGTTTATTTTAGATCAGATAAGTTTTTGCTAGAAACTGATGAATTTGATGATAGTTATGGTGATTACCTAGGTAATGACTTTAAATATGATATCAGAAGGGATGATGACGATTATGAATGTAACTTTGATTAGTAATACTGAGGATCCTGAATTTGTAATTACTTTAGCTGCTGCCACATGTTATTCAGATTTGACTCTTGACAAATTGAAAGAGAAGTGTTTAAATAAAGAGTATCAAGACAAGATGGTAAAAATGCTTCTGGAAAATGGTCATGAATCTCCACTTGAACATGCTAATTTTACCTTTTTTATTGAAGGTATTAGTAGAAGTGTTAGCCATCAGCTTGTTCGTCATAGGATTGCTTCTTATTCTCAGAGAAGTCAAAGATATACTACGATGCGACCTGAAGAGTTTACTATCCCAGAATCAATTAAAAATAATCCTCATGCACAGGCTTTGTTTGAACAGCATCTTAAGGATACATTTGATTTGTATAATGCATATATTGAAGATGGAATTCCTAAAGAAGATGCTAGAGAGATTCTTCCTAATGCTACTCAGACTTCTTTGGTTATGACTATGAATCTAAGAGAGCTTAGGCACTTTATGGAATTGCGAATGTGTATGAGAGCTCAAAGTGGTATTAGAGAATTGGCTGATAGGATCTATATTATCTTCCAGAATCAGTTTCCTTTGTTGATTATTGGTTGTGGTCCTAAGTGCTGGTTTGGAAAATGCACTGAAAAGCATAGGACTAAGGATTGCCCTAAGGAGAAAATTTAATAATTAGATATATTATAAACTAGAGTTTATAAATGAAAAGAGGGTATATGCTGTGGCTCAGTTAGAATATTGTTTGATAGACGGTAGCATTAAGAATATTTCTGAAGTAGTGTCTGGGTTGCATAATTATATCTGCCCTATATGCGGGGAGCCTTTAGTAGCTAAAAAAGGTAATATTGTTGGTCATCATTTTTCACATTTACCGAATAGTAAATGTCCAGCTTCAGTTTATGTTCATGGAGAGACTAATTTACATTTAGGCATGAAAAAGATTATTATGGAAACAGGCCTATGTAGGATGCCTGAATTAGATATTGATTGGAATGGTAATATTATAAATCCTAATACGCTTAGTATGGGCACATCATATATTAGGATTAAAGAATCAAATTTTTATAAATTTAATAAGGGTTATCTTGAAAAAAATTTAAATTGTGCTAATGGGAAATATATTAGACCCGATTTGACATGCTATGATGTTAGTTATGAGGAAATGTTTGGATTTAATAGCTCTCCATGTAGCGTGTATCTTGAAGTAACAGTAACCCATGGAGTAGATGATGTAAAACTAGATTTAATTAAATCTATAGATACTAATAATTTTTATGTTGTAGAGTATGACTTATCTAAAGTAAATAGAGAATCTACATATGACGAATTAAAACAGGCATACTTAAGCGGCAGTATTCCATGCAATTGGATTCATAGAAGTGGTGAGAGCGACCTAGTTTGTGATAGATCTTATGAATACGCTTTTCGAGTTACAAACGGAGTTAAATGGTATGTAGATAGGTTTTATGACAATCTAACTGATGAGGGATTAGATGCTTTAAAAGAGACTGACATTATAGAATATATGGAACAAAAGAAGTTTAAGAATATATTAGAAAATAAAAATTTTAATGGATTAGATCTAACAAGACAGTGGACATTTTTTAGAAACGAATTTCCAAGGTCGATTGTTACATCAAACGTTAATTTTTGCCCACAATTTCAGGACTACCATATAAGGAAAAAGGCACCAGTGATGATTCAGTGCTTATCGTGTAAGCACTGTAAGAGAGCAACTTATTTTAATAGTAATAGCTATCCTAAATTTATTATCTTATGTGAAGATAAGACAGCTCGTAATGGATATAAGGTTTTTAATAAAGCCTCTTGATAAATGTTTTATATAGTATAGTTATGTTATAACAAAAGACAATTGAGGGGGAAACCAAGGCAATGCAACTTACTGCTAGTTTTAACTTTTATAGAAGACCTGGAAATGAAGAAGTATATGATTGGCTTGTAGAAGCATGTACTGTTGCTAAGAATTTGTATAATCAGACACTGTACTATGCTTATGAGTTTAAAGAAGCTTATGACCCGGTTAGAGAACAATATAAAAAAGAAACTGGTAAGTCTTTTCCTTGGTTTCCAGACGAATACGTTGGTTTTGAAAAACCTGTCGATGATTTTTTTAAAGTAATGAGTTTGAGGAGATATGCCAGTGAACAAGATGAGAACGGTGAGTATTATACTAAAAATCTTGAGGGTAAAAGTAATTGGGAACTACTTAAAAATCTTGTAGGTAGAGATGCAACTACAGAGGTAATTAGAACATTACTATCTAAAAATTTAAAATCATATGGAAGATCCCTTGGGGATTGGAGTAGGCACCCGGAAAAATATAAAGGAATGCCAAGAAAGCCCGGTTTTTATAAAAAAGGAGATCTGTGCCCATTATACTTTTCTGGTACTTCTATTAAAATTAACTCAAAAACTAGAAGTCTTGTGTTTCCTAAGCCGAGGGGAACGGATGGATATAATAAAAGCATTTATATCCCACTTCAAAAATTGCCACATAATTCGGAGTATGTAAAAGGAAAAAGAATTGACCAAGTTAGGATAATTCCTAAAAAAGGATATTTTAAGATTGAAATAATTTATACGTATAATGAATCGGTTCCTAAACTTGATAATAAACGATATCTTAGTATTGATTTGGGTATTAGAAATTTTTGTACTATAATTACTAGTGATGATAAACTTAATCCAGTTATCCTTGATGGTAATGCTTTGAAATCTAAAATTAGATTTTATCATTTAATGGTAGATAAACTTAAACATAAGATTGAAGTTATTACTGATGAAAATGGGAAGAAAAGACCTAAGCAGTATACTACTAAGAGAATTGAAGCAATGACAAAGAATCATATTAATCGTATAAATTATATCGTTGATGCATATACTAAGTATATTGTTAGATATTGCCTCCATTATAATATTTGTAGAGTTATTTGCGGTTGGAATAAAGATATGAAGCAGAAGATCAATACTGGGCATAAAAATAATCAAATTATTGTTAACTTTCCTTTTAAAAAACTACTTGACAAACTCGAATATAAGTGTAAAATGAGGGGCATAAGCTTCGAGATTGTTGAAGAGTCTTATACTAGTAAAACAGATCATCTTAGAAATGCTCCCTTGGCTACTAAAGAAGACCCTGAAACTAGAGATGAGGCTAACTTTGGTAAAAGAATTCACAGAGGATTGTTTTCTTCTGGGGTTGGAAAGTTGGTGAATGCTGATGTAAATGGCGCTATGGGTATTATGAGAAAAGCAATTCCAGATTTTAGTTGGGTTGGATACCATCCATTTCATCCAGTTAGGATGAGAGTTAAAGACGTAATTGAAGGTCTAAAGTATTCTAAATTCCCTAAATAAACAGGGGATGTATTTGGGTAAGTTTGGCAAACCCATTTAAATAAGATCATCAGAATCAGCGATGTGAATTTAAATAAAGTTAATGAAAATTAACTGCCTCCGGATTTATTCGGATACGATACTTTTTATTTGTTTTTACGTATGGAAAATGCTGTTTTTTACAACTGAATATTGAATAAACTCAGTATTTGTAAGAGTTTGCGTATAGGATACTATACGGTACTTACAAATAAGGGTATCGTATAACAAAAGAAGATACAACAGACGATAAAAAAGAACTATACGGTACTTACAAATAAGGGTATCGTATAACATGATATTAAAGAGTATGCTGATTTGGGTGACTATACGGTACTTACAAATAAGGGTATCGTATAACTCTAACTATTACTGCTATTACCTCATCATCACTATACGGTACTTACAAATAAGGGTATCGTATAACGCTATCTTCTTCCTGCATGGTCCATCACATACTATACGGTACTTACAAATAAGGGTATCGTATAACAGTGATGTAAAAATGAAATTTAATGATGTTACTATACGGTACTTACAAATAAGGGTATCGTATAACAGACATTTTAAACATGAGTATTTTAGCACTATACGACACTTACAAATAAAGAGTATCGTATAACTTGACGTGCTCTTTCAGTTCTGGTATACTCACTATACGTTACTTATAAATAAGGGTATCGTATAACTATGAGCTTTTGGAGTAGTGGAATTGTTTTACCATGTGGACTTACAAATAAGAATATCGTATAATTGATACCTGATTAGTATTGTATTGCCCATACTATACAGGACCTACAAATAAGAATATTGTGTAATTATTGACAAAGTATGCCGAGTCTGATAGAATCATTATATGGGTGGTGAAGGAAAATGAAGATAGAGAGTGTTAAATCAATAGAAGTGATTACTCCAGAAGAACCTATTGATGTATATGATATTGAAATGCCAGATGATGATCATTGTTTTTTTGCAAATGACATATTAGTTCATAATACAGATTCAATTTTTACTAAATATGGCGATGCATTGAAAGCAATTTATGGAAAAGATTATGATGAAATTTCTGACAAGGAAAAGATAGATAAAGTTATTGAATTGAATGAATCTGTAGCACAGTATATTAATAATGTAATGATTCATGAACTTCTTAATATGCATAATACATCTCCTACAGAATCTTCGGCTAAAAAGTTTAACTTTAATTTTAAACAGGAACTTGTTATTAGAAGAGCTTTGTTTCTGGAAATCAAAAAGAAGTATGCTATTTGGTTAGTTTCCAAAGAAGGAAAGCCTTTGGATAAAATCAGTATTAGTGGTATAGAAGTTGTAAGATCTGATTATCCTCAATTTAGCAGAGATATGTTAAATGATTTTATTGAGCATATCCTTAAGAAAGGAATCAGTAAAGAAGAGCTTACCACTAAGATTGATGATTATAGAGGTAGATATGTTGAGCAGTTAAAAACAGGTACAGTTTATTGTGCTATTCCAAGTTCTTGGAATAAAGAAAACTATGCCCAAGATAGACTGCCAAGATCAGTTAAATCTATGTTGGTATATAATGCAATTTATGGAAGTACCTTTAGAGTAATGGATAGAGGCTATAGATTTGACTTGGAAGAAATTGATATAGGTCAATTTGATTCAGATACACAAAGACGCTTGACAGATTTAGTTCGATCTGGTACAATGGGTAAAGAAGGTAAGTTAGATTGTATTACTATTCCTACTAATGGTACATTAGATTTAACTAAGTTTAGAATTAATTATAATAAAATGCAAGAATTTGCAGTTGATGATCGTATTTCTAATTTTTGTGATATCTTTGGGATTAAAGTTGATGATCCTAATGATATAGGTTGGTAGTAAATAATCTTATAAAAAGGAGCGAAGTAGATTCAATTAGGTATGGGAAAAGAACTTAAGAAGTTTAAGCTGGATGAGGATTCTTGGGATTACACCAAAAAGAAAAAGGATAAGGGTTATCACAAGAATACGTCAAAACGAGCAGACCCTAATAAGGGCAAAAATAACAGACAAAGAAGGAGCAGAAACTATGATTGAGTATCGTATTAATAAGGACAAAGGTGTAGTGTGTGCATTTATGACAAATTGCAATCGTGATTTTGTTAATTTTGTTTATAATTGCACAGCAGTTCATAGGAATGGTGATTGTAATTTTGTTGCTGACCTTATCGATAAGAAACTCCTTGAAGAGTTTCCAGATAAGTTTTTTGCAGTAGCAAAGTGTAATCCAGAAACTAATGATACTTGGAATGAAGAGTTTGGTAAAGAAGTAGCTAAAGCAAAACTTCTTGCTAAGTATTATAGAGTTAGGGCTAGATTTATTGGAGAAATCTTCTCAGACATTAGTATGATGATGAATGATTTTAGAACTGGAATTCTTAGCAGACTTAATGAAGGTTTCTCAGTAGCTACAGAGAAGATGACTATCAATAATGAAATTGTTTATGCGGTGAATATGGGTTATGATCCAACTGACCCCGACAGTGATATTTCTCAGTATCTTGATGCTCAGGATTGGAATGATCTTGAAGCTGCTGATATTGAAATTGATGAAGACAATGGAACTGAAGAAGCTCCTTCTGAAGACAATAATTAATAATTGAAAGGAATTGATGTATAATGGCAGCTCAGTTTAATCAGGTTATTCTTTGTGGAAATCTTGGTGCAGATCCTTTTTATAAGGTTTATGAATCAGGTCGTTATTTCACCTCTTTTAGGCTCTTTGTGAATAGAAGCTATTACACTAAGGGTGAAAGTGGAGAGCTTGAACGTAAGGAAGCTACTGATGCACCTCTTGTTCAGTGCTGGGGCAAGAATGCTGAAAGAATGGCTAAATACCTTAAAAAGGGTAGAAATGTTATGATTATTGGCCATATTGAAACTCGAATGTGGGAAGATGAAAATAACCCTGAAAAGAAGAACACTATTACAGTGGTTATGGCAGATGATTTCAAATTCCTGGATTCCCCTAAGCGTGATAATCCTAGCACATCATATACTTCTGAGGATAAGCTGGAAGCACCTGTTGGTGATGTGATTAAGGATGTTGACCTTTAAGGCTTGACATAAAACATTCGAAGTGGTATACTTCTCATATAGAGAGGTGTACCACTTCTTTTTTATATAAGGAGGGTTAGTTTAAATGGATAGTATGTTAGTACAACTTAGGGAGATTTTGGATAAAGATAAGGAATTTATGGGTGAAGAGTTTCTTTCGGTATATTCCAGATTAGTTTTTGGTAAAAAGAATGATCCTCTAGTAATTAAATCTGCATCATATCTGTGTAAAGAATTTAAGACCTTTATTGATAAGGTAAAAAATAAGCAATCTCAGCAATATGTTGAATTTATTTCTTTGGATAAACTTCAACAGAAGATGCTTACCTACATCTCTAAATCATTTACACTAAATAATAAAGTAATTGATGGAGATATTGCTTTAGAGAAGTATAAGGCTTTTATTGATAATGATGTTGAACTATCTATTGAAGATAAAAATAAAGCGTTATCTATTGCTAAACAAGAAGAACTTATTCTTGATGTAGTTAATGAAATTCAAACAAGTTTTTCTAATAAGAAATGTATGTTCAATGCTTTGGGGCAAATTGAGCTATTGAAGAAATTTATTAATAATGGATATCTTGAATGTAATTCTTGGAATGAACTTGTTACTAAACTCCATACTATTTTAGGAAATGCTTTACTTGATGTTCAGTCTTACACTTATGATGCCGCTAATTCATTAGATTTGTCTACAGTAACTATTACAGACCTTATTACTAATAACAATGAAGTAACTAAGATTAGTACTGGTTATAAGATGTTTGATAAGATCCTTCAGGGTGGATTCCAGAATCAAAGAATTTATATGTTTGGTGGAATTTCAGGTGGAGGAAAATCTCTAGTACTAGTTAATTTTGCTTATAGAGCTAAGTTGTTTCTTGATGAAAAATATAAAGAGGATTCTAATAAGCATACAGTACTTTATGTATCTCTTGAAAATAGTACTAAAGAGACTGGTGATAGATTTGTATGTTGTGCTTTAGGTCAATCTATTGTTGAAATTGAGAACAACTTTAATAATAAAGTTCTTACTAAAGAAGAGTATGATTATCAGATTAAAGAAGTCTTTAATCCAGATAATACTAGAATTAATATTACTTATAGACCTGCTAAAAGTATTGATATCTATGATATCCAAACCATTATTACCGATATTGAAAGAAGTACTGGTACTAAAGTAGATATTCTGTTTGTAGATTATGCAGATAAAATGTCTGCTGTAAATGCTTCTAAATCAGATCAAGAATGGAGGGATTTAGGCTATATTGTAGATGAACTTAAATCCCTATCTATTAGCCTTAATATTCCTATTGTAACGGTTACTCAGCTTAACAGAGATACTTATAAGAATAAGGGTAAAGGTAATAGTTCTGAATTTAATATGAATGGTGGAAATATTGCTGGGTCAATTAGAAAAAGAGAAAATGTTGACTTTTTCGCTATCTTTAACTTTAAGTCTAAAGAAGAAACTGATCTGAGTGTTCAAGAAGAATTCTCTGAAGAAAAAATTGATAAAGACTTCTATGATGAACATGATCAGTTTAAGAACACTTTAGATACTATTGAACCTGTCTATTGTATTATTGATAAAAACAGAATGGGCCAGGATAATGTTAAATTCCCAGTATATATTGACTATCCTACTTACAGAATGCTGAACTATCCTAACGAAGTAGTTAACCCTAAAGTTATTAATAATGTAGATATCTCTGTGGATAAGTATGAAAATGTTAGTAAGTTTGAAGAAAGACTTGAAGATACTGATATTTAAACAATAGGAGGAGTAGATTATGAAAATTACTGCAACAGTTACTAGGTATTGTGGGTATAAAAGTATTGAAATTAGCCGCTGGAAAAGTGATGAATATGTTGTTGAATCAAATAATTTATATGATGTGGTTCCGTGGATTGCAGAAAAAATCTGTACTGAGTTTAGTATCGATTTAAATACTATGTATTGCAGACTTATGATAAATGTGCTGGACGATACTCATTTAAACGTTTATTCTGAAGAAAGCCACATCAATGTTTATGAAGATATTAAAAGTCAAATTGCAAATCTTATTAAAGCTCAATTGAATAATCGGGATAATTTACCTTGTACATTTATCCAAGATAAGTCTGTATTTATATTGAATATGTATGCAAAACTAAATAATGGTGGAAATGTTTTGATTACTGATGAATGGAGTAATGAGTATTTGCCATCAATACAGATTACTGTTCAAAACTAATTCAAGAGTAAGCAAAAAGAAACCCCTTCCAGTCAGGGTCTCTTTTCGCCTCTACGGAGACGCTACCAGCGCTCCCATCTGTGGCTCTTGGGATTGAACCACAGAAGGACGCGACCGGTTTCGTCCTCGATCCATCGGCCCTGCAATTTTCTGCTGGGCTTCTGAGCGAGAACGACGCGCACCTCCAGCTCCGCTTCGGCGGGGTTGGATGTGCGAACGTCCCAGTAGAAGCTTTCGTCTTCACGGTCGATGACCGCGATGACGATAAACTTCACTTCGTTCATTCTTTCACCTCCTTGGTGAATAATCCAGACTACACCCTTTCCTCCTTTCAGTCTGGACCCCTAAGATTAAATAGTTTGGAAAGTCGCCCTTAGGGTGCTGTGAATATCTTTCCAACGCTGCTTTGCCCATGCTGGTAGGCACACTTGCAGCTAGTGCTTTCGGTCCCTGAGTTACGTGTTACGTTGGACCTAGACTCTCTGCTTTAGGTAAGAGAGACTTTCACCTTACTCAACTTTACGGCTTGAGTTTACCGTAATACGCTGCCCCTAAAACTGAAACAGCGCTAATATAATATACATATAAAAATATGTTAATAAAACTAGGGGACTATCAATAGTCCCCTAGTTTTATTTAGGATAGCAGCAAAGGCCGTTACATCCAATGTGCTTCCCAGCGCTATCTCTGATTGCTTCTCCAGTAATGAATACATCTTTTCTTCTTTCTGGAAGAAGCTCCCATATTGCAGTTCCTGCGATTGCTGATACAACAAACACTTTGCCTTCTTCTGAAGAAGGAAGATTCTTTACTTCCCCAAAGTATTTGGCACTAACAGTAATTTCTCCTTCAGATGTTTCGATAGTTTTTCTTGTTTCAGTTTTTTCCACCAATCTTACAGGAGGCAGATTAGATGGTGGAATACTAATCATGCCGTTACTAGTTTTGATGTTGATTTCGTGAGGGGTGAGATTAACAATTGTCATAATAACACGCTCCTTTAAGATTTATAATAAGAATGACACAGTAATAAAATATATATGCAAAGTTCATCACATTTCTACTTGACAACTATTTTACTTTCTGGTAATATCTTCTTATAAAGATTAGGGAGGTATTCATTAATGAATACAGATGTTATGTTTAGCAGTAAAACAGATGAATGGGCAACTCCACAGGATTTGTTTGATTATTTTAACAGTATTTATCATTTTACTTTGGATGTATGTGCCGATGAAACTAATCATAAATGTGAAAAGTATTTTACAAAAGAAATGGATGGACTTAAACAAGATTGGGATGGGGTTTTTTGGATGAACCCTCCTTATGGAAGGGATATTGGTAAATGGGTAGAAAAAGCTTATAATGAAGCATATAAGCATGATGATAATGTAGGAGTACTTCTTCTCCCAGCTAGAACTGACACTAAATGGTTTCATAAGTACTGTGTAAAGGGAGATATCATTTTTATTAAGGGTAGGCTTAAGTTTGGTAATAGCAAAAACTCAGCCCCATTTCCTTCGATGATAGTTATTTTTAGTGGGACAGCCCCAAATACATTTATCCAAATATTCAAAAAGGGAAGCAGCTTTCCAGAAGTGTTGCCAACATATAAAACAGTTTATACTGGATGCACAATTAGTGTAATTGATAAGCAATGATTGATATTATTTATTATTTGGTTTTCTTTATAGTTATCACTGGGTTATATTGGATATTACAGTATATAGTGTTTAGTATTATAGCAGATATAGTTAGTTTTGGTTCGATCACGAAGCAAAAACTTGAATCGAATAAGAAACAGAAAGTAGGGTTTAATTAAGATGGAATTCTTTATTGCAGACCTTCATTTTGATGATGAGAATATAATTAAGTATTACCATAGGCCTTTTAAAGATGTAGATGAAATGAATCAGAAACTTATAGATAATATTGTTGAAAAATTTAAAACATGTAAAACTGATTATTATCCTACACAAGCTAATCCTATTAAATTTTTTATATTGGGTGATTTTGGTAATGAAGAGTATTTATATAAGATACTCGATAGATTAATTGATGAAGAGTTATGGATAGAGATGATTGTGGTTAAGGGGAATCATGATAGGAATTATCTATTAGGTAATGGCAGGTATGTTGGTGTAGAGTTTTCAAGATATCCAATTATGTATAATGGATTGTGGCTAAGTCATGAACCAATTACCTATATGCCTTCAGAATGTCCTTATCTTAATATACACGGTCATACACATAATCTAAGATATGGTAATGGTGGAAGTTGGGCGGATGGTAATAGGTATTATAATGTAAGCGTTGAGAATACACATTATTATCCTATTAGTTTAGATCGAATTAAGAAGGAGATGTTTATTTAAAATGTTTGATGCTCAGACTATGGATATTTTAAGAGAACTAACTGCTATTAGACGGCTTTTGGAAGAGCTTGTTGATAAATTGCAGAAGAATACTGACAAGCCTAGATGGTATGAAGATTGATGGAGGTGAGTTAAGTAATGGATGACGGAATTATTAAAGATTTAGGTAATGGAGTATTTATTCATGATGGGGTTTTTAGAACTCCGATTCCTGAACGAAAAATTTGTAATTATGACAATTTTAACTTATCAGAAATGTTAAATCATTTGTGTGAAGTTCTTGATAGGATTGATTCTAGATTACAATTTATAGAAAACACAGTTAAGAACTCTGGGAATAAGTCTAATTATCCTCAGTTTCCAGAAGGACCAGATAAGCCTGGTTTCCCTGTAAGATATTCTTATCCATTCTCAGAAGGTCCTAATGATTATCCGCCTGGACCATCTATTACATAAAACGATGTTTAGTTTAAATACTATATAGGAGGAGAGTTACAATGTTTAAAAATAATTTTGTACTTAAATCTTCATTTGCTATTGGTGGTTTGGTTGGGCTGTTTATTCTGTTTCTTGTAATGGGTGGATTTACTATTATTGATAGCGGAGAAATGGGAATGATCTTCAGATTTGGCAGGTATCAGTATAGTATTACCGAAGGACTGAACTTTAAAGTCCCATTTATTGATTCAGTGACTAAAGTAAGTATTAGAGATAGGAACTTTAATTCTAAGATTGAGATTAGCTCTAAGGATATGCAGACTATTGTAATTGAATCTACACTAGTATTTGCATTTGATCCGGATAAACTTGGAGATATCTATAAGTCATATAAGAATAAAGTTGAAGAGATTGTTATCAGACCAACAGTGTATGAGATTATTAATAGTGTTTGTGCATCTTATCCTATTGAAAAATTTGTTGAGTCTAGAGAAGAGATTTCACATAAGATTTTGACTGCTATTATTGAAAAGACTTCTGGAACAGGTATTGTGGTTAAGAAGTTCTATATTACTAATCATGATTTTAGTGATGAGTACAACAAAGCTATTGAAAATAAGAAGGTAGCTGAACAAGAAGCTCTTACTGCGCAGTATATTAAGCAGAAGAATATTCTTGAAAGTGAAGCTCAGGCTATTAAGACTAAAACACTTAGCCCACTTGTTCTTATGGAAAAAGCAGTTGATAAGTGGGATGGTCATATGCCAAAGATTCTTAATGTTAATGGTAGTATTCCTATTGTAGGTAATATTCCAGTAGACGAGGTTAAGTAATTTGGATACTGACCACGAGTGGAAAAAACTAACAGATTTTGATGCTGATGAATGGAGAGCATATCGAGATACTCCAGAATATAGAAAATGGCTTAAAGAATTTGATGAAAAGGCTTATAAGAAACTTAGAAGAACGTATTTAGATTATCCCTATATAGAGAAGTATATATTTTCCTGGCATAAGAATAATAAAAATAGAGAAGAAGTTCCTGTTAATCATTTAAGTAGATTTAGAACCATTACAATCACTTATGAGCTAAAAGATAAAACAACTCCGGATCTATTACTCCAAGCTTTTGGCTCTAATGTAAATCTATTTCCAGATATAAAAGTACTTACAGTACATTCTGAATACACTAAAGACCCTTTGGGCAAAGTTATTGAGGAGGAAAATAAGAATGAAGATTGATATTTTTTCTGTAAAGATTGGCATTACTGGTAGAAATAATGAAAATCCTGATGAGATGACAGACATTATGTCCGTTTCTATTATTCCGGATGAAGAAACTTTTAAGGATAAAGAAAAAGTACCAGTAGTTAATATTAATTTTATGGTTACTTCATATAAAGAAGAAGATATTGATTATATTTGTAGTAAGAAATGGGTAAATTCATTTTTGATTACTTCAGGTATTTTCCAGCTGTTTAGGCGAGTTAATTTTGCTTGTAATATTAGTGTTGATAATGAGGACAATTATAGTAAAGCAGTTAAAGACAAGCTTTCAAATATGCTGAATGAGTTTGTTAAGATGCTTGAAGATATTATTAATGATAAGTATGTTATGGCTTGGACTGAAAAACCTGTGTTTACAGTTACTACTGATGAAGAGGCTACCAAAGAGAATGTAGAAGATACTGAGGAGGTAAAGGAAGATGAAACCATTGACAGTGGGGAGACAAACATTTGATATCATGACTCCTTATGGAGATGTTGATTATATCTTTATAATATTTTATATTCTGCTCGTAGCGACTTTGTATTGTCTAATCAAGTTTTTTTGGAAGGAGTAATAATACTATGATCTATACTAAGGATTCTTCTGGATTTGAACTTACTATTGGTGATAAGGTTATGGCTATTCAAAAAGTTTATGATGAAAGGCTTGGGGTATATAGGCCTACTTTAGTTAAGGCAGTAGTTTATAGTATTGGGCCTAAGATGATTACAGTAAGAGATGAAACTTTCTACTGTTGGAGAATTTATCCAAATCAGTGTGTTAAGAGGTTTGGAAATGAATAAAGATGATCTAATTAGATTCTTAAAAGAAATTGGTAAAACTACTTTAGAGTTTAATCCTAATATTTATAAAAGCTTAAATGCTAATGAGTATCATTGGGATAAGTATTTAAGTGGCGATATTTATGATCTTTATGAAACGGATGATGCTCCATTTTATAGATATAGTGATTTAACTAAACTTGATACCAATAGTAATACTACGGAAAAGTATTTAGATAATATGATTGCGGCCTGTGATGTTGATAATTTACTTATCATATTTTTAGGATATCATAATGAAGATTCTTCATTAGATTTATATGCAACAGAGCATTTGATCGATTATCCCGCATATAGGCTTTTAGCTATTTTTAAGTTAGATGAATTGAGTAAGTATGGGTTTATTATTAAGATTAATTTCAGGGAGGAAGCACGAGATGCCAGTTAAAGAATTGAATCTTGAGGAGTTAAAAAAAGAAGAGCCCATTAATGTAATTAAAACAGTATTAGGATGGGGTTTATCTTTAATTAATGAGAATAAGATGCTTAGAGAAGAATTGGACAGACTTAAAGATAATAAGTTTAACTGGTATGAGAAAGAGAATCTTATACCTACTCCAGAAGATACTCCTGAAGAAAAGAAGATTAAGATTTTAACTTGGAGACTCTGGCAAGCTAAAAAATCACATAAAGAGTATAAACAAAAAATTGAAGCTGAACTCGAAAGTTTAAATAAAGATCTCAAGAAAGTTGATGAAAGATATAGAAAAGCTGCTAGATTTGAATATGATGATAAAAGCTTTGAAGGATTACTAGATTTTAGTCATAATATTAGACAATATCTTATTAGTGGTCTTAAACATATGAAATCCTGTTCAGCTTGTTTAGATAAAACTTGTCCGTATGATATTAGTCGTAAGAAAGATGAGAATGGAGAGTTTATTAAAAAAA